CCCGTCTATCTATATAACCGTTTATGAATTTCCATGCCTGCCGCATCAAGGCGCGGAGTCATTTCATCTGGAACATCGCATCCGCCTTCCAAATACACAAAGCACTCAGGTCCACACCCACCGGCAATGCCGACATTAAAACATTCGTTTGTTCCATCCTGCATATTTGCAACCGTCACGCGTTTTCATCATCGGCCTCCATATCGACATATTTGACGACTCTGTAATTTAGATATGTTGTATCTCCTATATATGATATGGAATCTTGAGAACCTAAATATGTTTTGACAAGCCAACCTTCTTCTTGTGCGTTTTCCTCCAACCATTTTTCCAATGTTTCTCTATTATATGTTTTTAGTGGGCAAGATATTCTTCTTGGTTCTGTTACATATTTTTTACCAACAAAATTAAGATCATTAATTTTAAGGTTTGCGTCTTGGCGAGAAAGTCCAGTAATAGCTGAAGCAAAATTATTAAGGCTCATTTCAGCTTCAGCAAATGTTATACCAGAAGCGCAATCTGTGAATCGTATTGAAATAATATCTTTGCTATTTCTTGATATTGATACTTTAGCTTTTAACATCGATCCACCCCGATCGTTTAAGGATTTTGCCAAGCGCCGCCAGGGTCGCGCTTTATGACCCTTACCGCGGCGTCGCACGTTGCCTCAACCCGTCTATCTATATAACCGTTTATGAATTTCCATGCCTGCCGCATCAAGGCGCGGAGTCATTTCATCTGGAACATCGCATCCGCCTTCCAAATACACAAAGCACTCAGGTCCACACCCACCGGCAATGCCGACATTAAAACATTCGTTTGTTCCAATCGGGTAATTGCCGGTATTTGCGAGTGCGTTGCCGTGTTGCAATGTTTCTTCTTTATTCCGTGGTGGCTCTCCAAAAATTAATTTCATCTCATTAGCAGAGTTTTTTTTTGTAGAAGAATACCACCGCCCGAAGGCGGCTTTATTTTTTTCTATCTCTTTTGCAATAAATTGTTCCTTGTTCATCACACCTCCAATCCGTCAAATACCGTCGCCGACAATGCTATTGTAATAGCCTTCCGCCTTCGCGCACGCCTCACCCCATGCTGAAATTTCAGACGCATCAATTTCTAATTCGAAGGGCTTAGACTCTATTTTGTCTTTTGGTTGCAAGTGCCAAGCCCAATCCGATATGGGTGGTCTAATGGGTCCAGCCCATAGCACTCCTTTTGGCATCTCATTTAATGTCCTTCTGACAGTCGAACCGTAAAACTCTACGACTATACGGCCTTCATTCCACATCCGTTCATGGTGAGGATTGCCATCGCCTGATGGTATTTCTGTATGGCAAATTCCAACCCCTGCGATAATTGGACCCCACGTGCAATCGCGTATATCAGCGCCAAGTTTGATACGATCGAAATCCTTTTTCATCACCGGCCCTAAATACCAATAATACCCGCTCCTCTTTGGTAGTTCGCTCGTCCAATTCATGTTGAACACCATCCTTTCGATTGCTGGTACTGGTCATAGTCGCTGTATCCACCAGGGTATTCGTCGTATCCATTTTCAGGCGGATCGTCATCCCACGGGGGATCTTCTCCAAATTGCACAGTTAAATCTTCGTTGCCTGTTATCATCACACCTCCAACCCATCAAAAAGATTAGCTGTTATTCAAAGACCATATGCGCGGTGTCATCGAACGGCAGATAAAGTTGCTTATTACCTGTCCTCATATGCTCAAACTTTCAAAAATGGTTGCCGCCCGATACCCGTCATCACCCGAATAAACCCACTCCGGGTCGGCCCATGCCATAAGGTTTTCAGTTTCGGCCAGCATATCAGAAAACGCTTTTTTCTTCGCCGGGTTTTTTATCCGGGCAAGTTGATCCACAAACACGCAAATCATCATGGCTATCGGCTCTGTTAAATCAAACGGCCGATCGATAAACGTAGCTCGCCTGAATACCTCCATAGCCCGCTTTATGCGCGCGATATCATCTATCTCCAACGTGCCGCCAGGGTCGCGCTTTATGACCCTTACCGCGGCGTCGCACGTTGCCTCAACCCGTTTGCATATGCCGTCGAATTGCAGATCCCCGCCGCCGGCTCCCTGGTCTTGGAGCATGCCGCAGAAGCCCTCAAACAGCGCGCATGCAAAATGCTGACGCAATACGTTTTTAGAAGCCAACACGCACTCCAATATGATAGTTGTTTACAACGGCGGTTGTCGATACCCCGATGGAAAGATACTGAAAAAGCCTTCGGTACTTTGGTTCTAAGAGCCCAGATACCAGCGTGCATACCGCCAGGCTGCCGGCCATGTACGCATCAACCTCGGCTGTCGATGGGTGATCCCCGAGAAAGGGGTTGCGCTCATAGTATTCCGGGTTTTTAGCGATCTCGCGGGTCTGAGCCCAATCCACCCCATGCACAGCCGTCCAGGCCGCCTGTCTTGCGGTATCCGCGGCGGTCCAATTCTCGAACGGGGTTGAGGCGCAACCATAAAGCAGCAGGGTAAATATCAGGTACTTTGCTTTCATAAAACTATCCCTGCTCATAAGACAGATCATAGATAATCCCCCCACATACCGGGCACACCGTCTTGGGAAGCAAACGCCCATCGACCCAATCTGAATTTCCTTCTATCCTTCCGGCGGTATCATGATCGAACACAGCGGGGAATGACATCTTAGATAGGTCTAATACAATTCCACAGCGATCGCAACTGAGTATGTTCATACGAGTTCCCCTTTCTGTTTTCGCTGGCGGCAGGGTTCGAACCTGCATAGCGCCCCAGGAGTAGCCTTGGTTCTGCGTCGGTTCTTAAACCGATATTTGAGTGCGTCTACCATTCAACCGGATACACAGCGGCCCAACTTCACCGCTCCTCACACAACGCCGCATCCTCTCCGGTCGATTCCGCCACGCCAGCGGTATAATCTTTCGAAACAAAAAGCCCCCGCGCCATAAATTTGCGACCGAATATGGGCGGGGCTTGCAACTAATCAGGCACCTGTTTAATCCAGGGTTTTTGCCCGCTTAACAACTACTTTGTCACCGATACCGTCGCATGCCGCTTTGATAGCGCCGAGCAGCACCGCGTCAGATCCGGTAGACAGGATTTTCACCACGAAAGATTTTTTTGTTGCTTTTGCATCTTTTGCAGGTCTAACCATTCTTTCACCCCCTTTCATACGGTACGACGATAAAACCATCTTCGTTCATCACGATCTGGTAATAACCGCCGTCTTTGATTTGATCAAAACCCTCTATGCGTATATTATCCCCTGCCTGGCGCATTTCCTCTTTAATTGCCAAACAGGAACCACATCCGGGACACGATAACCGTTTACGCATGGTCAACCGCTTCGCGTTTTGAAGAAAAACATTTGTAAATACGTATCCGTTGCCGTTTTTCACGTCTTTTTCGCTGTAGAACTCTACGCAATGCGCGCGAAAGATGAGCCCCTTACAAGAATTTTCCCCGCCGGTGGGCGCCTTTATACCCTTAGATTGCATAGCCGCAAAACTCCTTTCGTAAAAAAGTTTATTCATCCCGCCGACGGGGAAACACGTCTGCCGTATTCCGCAATCAGCAAAGCATCGGCTCTACCGTGGTCCATCTTCCGTGACAGGTCTTTGGTGCATTGAGGGAAAAGCCGCTGCGCTTGCAAACGATATGCGTCTTTGTCGTGGATGCCGGACATGATAACTTTTTTCCAGGTTTGAGGCGGCACTTCCGTATAAGGTATTTTCAGCGCCGCGATAATTCCGAGCCACATGCCAAAGCCTTTTCCGAATCCAAACATCGATGTCACCCCCTGGCCAGGCATGGCACCGACTTTTTCGATCCACACGTGGCAGGGTGGGCTGAACTGCGCTAATATTTGTGCCATTTGTGCTGGCAGAAAATCCCGTTTGGTTTTCTTGCCGGCGGCTTTACCGGAGATGACATCAACCACGGTTTTCTTTTTGGTTTTTGTCATTTCAATGATTGGCGTATCCCAGAACATGACAGCGCCGTACTCATTATCGACGGCGGCGACTGCGCCTGTAAGACCTGGGTCAATTCCAATGTAGAGCATTTCATTTCCTTTTTAAGCAGACGTTCGATTGCGTGGGTTTTAATTTCCTCGGGGTAGACATGATTCAGCGACATGGCAACCTCCTGTTTTGTTTAAACCCACTTTACTGTCTGAGTGTTTTTAATGTCAACACCTTTTTCGTATAATGTAGATTTTATTTTTCACGAATCATCGATACCGGCCGATTGTCCAAACTGTTTGGTAAAACACCTCGGCTAATCAGTTCTTCGGTGTGAATAAATCCGTGGATATTCCACAACGCCGCCGCCATGTGGTCCTCATCCCGATAGCCTTCCACATAAGACGCTATGTGCCGCAGAGCAGAATCGATGTAATCCATAAGCGGCTGGCCTTTTTCCCAGTTACGCTCGTCATATTTTCGCGCGCCGTTTTCCAGATGGACAGCCAAACGCCGCAGCGCTATAGGTGAAATCAAATCGAACCTGCCTTTACCGGTGCGAACGTCCCTTACCGACCCTGTTACATAGGACCGGCGCAGGCCGGAATCCTTGATCGGATTTTCCTCAACGGAAGTTGACTGCAACTTCCACATCTCCTCGGCTTCTTCCCGCTCAGTCATACGGACACATTTTTGCATGATTGCTTGCGCGTTTTTTTCTAATTTTTCAGCCGCGCCCTCTAAAATATCAACATCCACATCTTTTTCCTTAGCCCATTGATCAAGCGTTTTTCCATCAATCATTTCTGATATCTCCTTCCTTCCCACCCCTCGGCCCGTATCGGCATGCCGACAGCCCAGGAGGGTACTTGCTCCATTATTTTCAAAAACTCATCTAAAGTTCCAACGCCGTTTTCAAGTTCGCTGACCGCCTCATCATGAACATGCATCACAACCGGATAGCCGGCGTCCTCAAGCCGCAACATCGCTTCCATCAACAGATCGCGGCAGAACGCCTGAACTATATTTTCCGTAATTTTTCCAGAATGTGTAGACAGCCGCGACCACTGCCGAGTGGTCTTGCCCTCAACAACTTTCAACCCCATAAAGGTAATAGCTCTTGTGGTATCACCCCATGGCGCGTCCACGTCCTCAAGCCGGGGTTGAAAATAATGCAGTATTCTACCGCTGGGCAGCAGGCATTTTAGAAACCCGCGATGAACTTTAAACTTTATGCCGCGAAATGAAAACAGACTGCCCGGATTCATCACAGCGCCGATAGACGCTTCTTTTATCCCGCCCCAAAACTCTACCACTTTTTCGTTATTGGCTCTCCATCTACGCTTTATGATATCGCACGCGATAGCCGCATCCAACGACATAGCACCTGGATTGCGTGACAGGTAATTGGCGGCTAAAGCTTTAGCACCGTATTGACCATCAAGCTCTTCCCCAGTAGCCATCGGTAGTATAATCGGGGGTAGTGTTTCAAGATCTACACGATATGTTTGCGCCATGGTGGCATACGCACCTATGCCTCCGTTGTAACCCGCGGCTAAAATTTCACACTTGGATACCTGCCGTTCAGCTTTACTTACGAGATCATACGGCTTATTGAATAACTCAGCCGCAGCGGTTTTATACAAACACCGCCTGGCGGCAAAAGTATCCAGCGTGGATTGCTGCCCGGCCAATTGCGCCAGCCCGATCGCTTCGATAGAGCTGAAATCCCCGCATAGGAAGCGACACCCTTCTTCGGCTTGAAACGACCCGCGTATGCAGCGTGACGCAGCGTAAAACGGGCCGTCATACATCATATCAAGGCATTCTAAATCTACATCGCGGAACGACTCGATAACCCCATCATAGACTTCGGGGGTGTAGGAATCTCGGGGTAGGTTCTGGGGTTGTACCGCAACCCCGCCGGCGCGTCCGGTGGCGGCGGCATGGTACTTGAACAACCCGCGGGCGCGGCCATCTACTGACGCGAAAGCGTCCATAGCTTCCAGCTTGGCAACCGACGATTTGGATAGCTCGGATTTGATTTGGAGCGCTAGCAGAACGTTTTCATCCAGCTTGCCTTCCTTGATCAGCGCCGCGGTGGTGTTTTTATCCAGACTGTCCAGATTGAGGCCCGCTTTTTCGTTGACCCAATTGCGCAGCGCGACATACGAGCGTGGCCCGGAGACTTCGCCATTGACCGCTACCGCGAAATCGTCAAGCATCTTTTGCTCGTATTGCTTGACCACTTTGACAACGGCCTTGACCGCCACGATATCAACCGGCACCCCGCGAGCGTTTATCCGCTGGTCCATGAGCCATATCCGCCGCTCGTATTCCGGCAGTTGCGGCAAGGTATGGTAAATGGCCCGCTCGGCTTCGGCATCCTTGCCACAATAGTTGAACAGTGTTACCAGATCCGTTGGTTTTTCATGCCAATATATTTTATCAAGGTCTTCGCCTTTTTTCGGCTTGCGGGGTTTACACAACTTGAGCATTACCTTGTGCCCGGTTGAATCTTTTACCAGCGATAGCCCAAGCGCCCGGCCGGCCATGTCCAGATTAAGTGGTAGCGCATGATACGCGCATTGAGCCTGCACGTCGTAAAGCTTTTCAAGTAGCAGCGCCGGCCAATTGCGGCGCGGAACCGCAAGATTATTCCAGATGACAAATTCAAACTGAGCATTGAACGCGATTACTTTTTCAGCCTGTGATAAGATACCGAGAAGTCGGGATTCAGTGATTGTTTCATATTCGAGTTTTAGGCCGGACACCAGGCGATAGAATTTATCCGGTATCCATAAAAGGGGCCGCGCTGCATTAACGGCTACCGATAAACACATGATTTCAGTAGACGGGTGAGCAGCATACGGCCATACGCCAGTGACAGTCAAATCAACCGTGGATCTTGTTTCAAAATCAATTACCGCCTGCTCAACGCGCATATTATCGCTCGTCTGTAAACACGTCGAAGGTTATGGTCTTGGCGCACAACGACAATTTCGCGCCAGCGTCTTCTTTTATTTGCCAGGAAATTATCTCTGGTTCTCCGAATCCCGCGCAGTAATCGCCGCAAGAGCGCTCCGACACGCTCATACACTCCATCAATTCGCACTTTTTGCCGGTCTTACGTTTCCGCTCGATATACAGACAGCCGTCTATGCCGATTTTTCCAATGACTTTGCTCATAATTTTATCCCTTTCACCGCGTTTATAAGTTCATCCAATTTTAACAGCAGATCGCAATAGTCGAGCGCGTCTTCCGGCGACAACTCTGATACCCGCAGCACCGCGGATTGCAAGGACGGGAAATACCGGCGCCGGGCCGTAATGATTGGCTCTCCTGTCTCACGGTTTTTACCCGGGATGTTTTCAAACAGCGTCCACTGATCGTTGTCCCGCTCAATTGTCCACCTGCTATTGATCGTTACCATGCGGCATACCCCCCTGAAGGACCACGGCTCCGCCGGAAACTGGCGGAGCCGCGGGTGAACTTACTTTACGTTAGAACGGAATTTCATCTGAAGCAAACGGGTCGGCGCCATCGGCGGGCGGAGCTTCGCCAAACATGACATCGGCCGAGGGGCGACCGCCGCCGAAGCTTTCGCCGTCGGAATATTTCAACAGGCCGTTTAAGCCGGCGGTAACACCCTTGTTGGTTTCACCATTAAAGGTGTAGACGTTGACGTTAACCTGGCAAAAACAGCCGCCGTAGATATCACCGGCGTTGATGATCTCTTGCCGATTGCGGTCTACGACGACCGGCTTGTTGGCGGACGCCGCGCGCATAGTCCAGTGGCCCTCGTACTCGAGGTTTTTTTCTTTCAAAGGAATACCTTGGGTATCGCAGGTCTTGTCCCCGTCCTTAATCAGCGATCGGGTATCGCCCACCACCGGAATACGGGGCCGCGTTGAGGCGTCCGGCCATTTTTCCGCGAGGGCTTTTTCCGCATCGGCCTTGATCATTTTAACAAACTCGACATGCTCTTTGTTCTTTTTGTCGAACATAAGAGTGACCGAATATTTCGGGTCCGAACCTTTAAACGCCCGAGGGGTAAACACCTGGGGGTAGCTGATACGGACAGGGGGGCTGGTACGGGCGGGCATGGATACACTTTTTTCACTCATTGGTTGTTTCTCCTATAAGTCGTTTGAGTTTTCGGCTTGGCCAAACATAAGTTCGGCAGTTGGTGGCAACGCTGGTCTTGGGTCATCGATGGGCGCCAGGGTGGGGTTGCCAGGTTTGCGTTCGCCCAACAGTGGTTCAAATAGTTCTTTGATATGCCCTGCTTTATAGCCTCCTTTCTTGAGCAGTTGCTCAACTTTAGCCGGACTTTTCGGCGCATAATCGAAAAGATCCGCCTCGTCAATGTGGGCGTGCTCCTGCAATTTACGCAAGAGCTCGCCCCCCTCAAAGGCCCAGGCGCGTGTGCTCAAGCGCCCGGCAACCAGCTTATACCGGATCGGAGCATCAGCCGCGCCGCGCAGGAGCCGCTGGTAGGCCTCATTTTTCACCGCTTTGATCAGACTGTCAAACACATCGGCAAAATCCAGAAACCGGTCCAGCGCTTCCCCGGTCATGGTAACCGGGTCCGGGGGCGCCGACTTGACCGCGGGCAACAACTGATCCTCCGACGGAAACATGATGTTGGCGCGCTCGGCCATTTGCTTGACAATCTCGGGGCACAGCTTGGACGCCGGAGACGATGCCGGGCAAAAGCGGCACCAGGGGCCGGCTTTGAGCGGCGCGTCTTTTTGCATCGCCGCCCTGGCCGCCGGGACCACGACCGCCCGCCCCCAGGCGTACAAATCCTCGACATCATATTTTATTGACCGCACCGGGCCGGCGGGGTGCGGCGCCCGCGGCTGAACGATGGTGGATATAACCTCGCCCACCATGTGCCGGTTGTTTTCCCCGAGTGCGGCCAGGGCGTAAATGGATGTTTGCACATTATCGCCGGGCTTTTCCCCGACCTCAACGACAACCCCGGCGCCGTGCTTGTAATCGGTGACATACAACACGTTCATCGGTTCTATGATATGATAGTCCACGGTTCCGAACATGCCGGGTACCAGCCAGGAAAGGTCTACCCTGCGCTCCGAATAGCATTGCGCGCCGATAGTCACTGATTTTTGCCGGAGTATCTCATCGGCGTAGACCTTTACCGCCGCTACCATGTCATCTGTGATGGTAATTTTGGCGACAGGGATCTTGGACCGGTCCGTTGAGATGGCAAAGTTGCCGTCGTTTGTCTGCCAGATCTGCTGGCCGGCGAACAGCGCCGGGTTAATGCCGGCCGACACGCACCGGTCGGCCAGAAAGTGAGCGGCGGAACCTTCGATCGCCCACTTGGATTCCGGCTGGACGAGCCCGTGCTTTGTGCAAAGACCGCCCCAGCCGGGGCACTCGATGGTGCGTTTGAACGCAGATGGCTGTAAAATAGGGATGGCGTGAGACATTTATTTCTCCACTAAGCCAAAGGCCTGCACCCAAGGGTGATGCTCATTCCAGGCTTTACCAGATGAGTAACCCGGACCGCCGGAATACACGTTGCCGTCAAGCTGGTCCTGACTCATATGCCCGCCACTGTAATTGAGCCCAACGCCCCAGCCTGTTGACCGGTTATGCCCGATCGCCCCCTGGCCGACGACATGCAGCGTCGTACAACCACGCTGCAACGCCTCATAAGCGGCCTTTAGCACGACCTCAAGGCTGTTGGTCCGACCGTTTCTGGCCCTGGCCGCTACAAACCCGGCCACCGTGTAATTGCCGGCGATTTTTCCCTCAGACACGATAATCTGAATCCATTTGTCGCCATTGACATCGGCTTTTACCGCCTCGATGCCCTCATTGTATTGATCCCATTTGCACATCACGTTGGCATCGGTCAGGGCTTTAATCAACATTCCCTCGGTGAACCGATTATGATACAGCAAAAGCTTTGCCACATCAACAACCGCTTCGTTTTTTTGCTGCGGGCCGTAATATGGTACAAGCGGGCCTTGCTGCGCTGTGCCGGTATTAAGGAACTCGCGCTGCTGGTAAGTATTAAAACTGTTACGCATGGTGTTGTTTTGGAGCTGGGTTTGCCCTTGGCGCTGATCCTGCTCCTGGCCTTGCCCCTGGCCCTGCTTTTGTCCGGCAATCGCAGAAGGGTTAGAGATGACCACCGGAGCTGCGATGGCCGTTGCGGTGGCTGTAGGATTAGCCGTTGCGGTGGCTTTGGGGCTGTTGTTCGTGGTATAGTTGTTGGTAACATCCTGGTTATGATGGTTGTGGCCGTTCGCGTGAGCAAACGGGGTGAAGATAAACAGCATGACAGTTATAAGGAACAGTATTCGTTTCATCGGTTTTTTCTCCTCTTATTTAATACGCCAAACGCGCACACCGTCATCGAAAGCCCGGGTTGTAAATTTTTTATTTTCGATCGATTTTCGGGATCTGCGTGCGCTGCTCATTACCCGATTCGCTCGTTTTGTGGCTTCTTTTTTGTCAGAACAGGGTATGAAAAAAGAATCCCCGATCTCCATGGAGCTGAAAGGGTATTTTCTATCACGCGGCCTGCCTCGGCCATCCTTGGGGATAGGAAGGTTTTTTTCTATTTCATACATATAATCCTCTCCTTTTACTTTAAACAGTCGTACGTATACAAACTGTCATAAATCCTTTTAGCCAATTGTGCGTCCGGGTGGCAGGACTCGAACCTGCACGAGATCTTGCCCACTGTGATTGCGGCGCGTCCATCAGCTTAGGCGTTTATAGCTGTCCGGTTGCAAATCTTACCGGCATTGACATTTTCCCGATCTCAGAGAGAGCTGCCCCTAATCCACGTGGTCGCGTGATACGCCCGTACACAGCCCTGTTTGCCCAATTCTGCGTCTACCAATTCCGCCACACCCGCGCAAACTATGGTCTACATCATTTTTTCAGCGGCCGCCTTGACTTTGCCGTAGTCGGCTTCCCGAACGTCCCGCAGCAAAGCCGCTCCGCCGCCGGCGGCTATCAGCACGTTACGCACCGCATCGTTGCCTTTTGCCTTTTGAAGCCGTTGCATCACAGCGATAACTTCTTCCTTGGTGACGGGCTTTTCCACGGGGGTGTCCGCCAACGGATCTGATTCCGCGGGGGCATCCGCCAGCGGGTCCGGTTCGAGCGTTGGTTCATCCAGCGGGTCCGGTTCTGGCATGGGATCAGCCGTGGTTTCCTTTACAGCCCCGGTTGCTTCTTCAAGCATTTTTACCAGGGTGGCCGTGCGGGTGCGATCCGGCACGGTGATGCCGCGCTCCTGACACAGCTCAAGAAGCTTTTCCCGCGTCAAATTCATGTAGTCACCGTTAGTGAAAATTCCCCCGAGCTGTGCGGCGCCTATGGAAAAATCAGGCGAGGCCGCCGGCGTAGGGGCGCCGCGTTTCGCATTTGGCTCTGTGACAGTCGGCGGGGGCGAGGTCTGCCCGATTACCTGACCAACTGGCGATTCTTTAAAATTATCGTTTGCAACCGAGCCCATCCTGGCCGCCAGTTTTTCCAGTGATGCAGCGATGCTTGCCAGCGAATGATTAATCTGTTCCAAAATCATGATTTTTATCCTCCTTTAATAAGTGCGGTAAATATAAAAATAATTTAAAACCAGATCGACATACGGGCTATGATGATTGTAGTCTACAGACAACCCCTCCTTTCTTGCGCGCTCTACGGCGCTGTTTAGTTCCTCTGCTGCTTTTCTTACCTCACTTGCCAGTACCTTATCATTATTACTGTCCGGCATCTTTTTATCTCCCTAAAATTTGTTGGCTGTCGGCCATTTTATTTTACTCCTTTAATGAAAGTCAGAATATCGGGTATTATAATCCACACACACATCGAGACAGTTCCTTGAGCATATAGGGTCAGATGTGCAATCGTGTGTTTCGTACCATTTTTTTCTCTCTACTCTCATCCCGCGAGAGATCTCCCCGATAGGCTGGCCTCCTTCTCGCATATAAATTATGCAGGGATAATGCTTATCCCCCATCACCGCCATATCGTCAAGTACCAAACCACATTTCTTCGTCGGATTTCCTCGTACTTGTCTTCCCACACGTAAGTTTCGTTCCCGGTAAGCCAGTATGGGGTATTTATCTAAAAATGCGGCCGGCACCTGAAATGGGGAGAGTTTCTGCCCATTTTGCGCGGCGGGAATAACCCGTATATCCGATACCCCTAAAGAATGCGCAAATTCGATTATATTTTCAGTTTTTTTAACATTTTCGTTAGTAAGTACCACACCTACCGTTACATAGGAGATTTTAGATAACAGTTCAATGTTTTTTACTACCACCTCGAAAGACCCTGGTCTTCCGCCAGCCATGAAATCCCCGTCTTCCGCGCAACATGCGTCAAGCGAAATAGAAAAATCATTTACACCGGAGTCTATCAAACTCATATACTTATCTGCGTTTGCTGAACCGTTCGTAGATAATGCTATTCTCTCCACTTTCCGCATTCTTGCCATTTCAACCAGTTCGTTCAACCCACCGTATAGCGTTGGTTCACCACCTGAAAATCTAATAGCCTGTAACCCGTTATCCGCCCACATATCCACAATGCGTTTTGCCTGACCCCCGGGTATATCAAACCCACCAACTCCGCGGCAATACGGACATTTAAAATTACACCGCCCCGTAAGTATCAATTCGCACCGCGACAACGCCGATGTTTCAGACGCGGTTTTTGCCCTATCATCCGACAACGTGTAGAATCCTATTTTTGAAATGTCCTCCCCCATGACGTACCCCCTTTTTTTTATTTTACTCCCCAACTATTCGCTTATTGTTCACCGCTTTATCGGCACTGGACGCTAAAATCTTTGCATCCAGCGAGCCCTGCACCACCAAGTTGTGAACCACCACCTGATACTTCTGACCGATGCGATGCAGCCGGTCCACCATCTGGTCATTATCGCCGGGAACCCAGCTTGGCTCGACCAGAACCACATCTGACGCCGCTGTAAGATTAAGCCCTTCTTTCATCGCGGAATTTCCGATGATCAGCCGAACATCAGGATCGGTTTGGAAGGCGTCTACCCGCGCCTGCCGATCGGCCGGTTTAGTTTGGCCGGTTATAATCTTGGGATGGTATTGCCCCAGGCATGCCGCAAGTCCGGCGACGACATCGATGTGATGCGCGAATATCACCGCTTTGTCTACTCCGCCGGTCAGCAGCTCATCTATATAATCTACGCACACATCCACTTTGGCAATCCCCATTTGTCGTCTGATCTCAGGCAGCGGCGATCCGACCGGCATCCCGTGTTTAATAATCTGGTCAACACTGAACTGAGCCTCTTGTTCTAAAATTTCTTTTGTTTTTTTATCAGGCGGAAAGGTGATTAACTTATACAGTTTAGCTGGAAGCTGTGTCAACACATCTTTTTTTAACCGCCGTGTCATAAACCCGGACCCGCGCAGCCGCATGTACAATTCGTCCTGACGTTTGGCGCCTTTAACAACTATGCCGCCAAAACCGTCCTCAAACATCTCACAATACGTTCTGACAAAGGGCATGTATTTTAAATTCGATATCACGTCCGGCGCGGTACGAAACAGAATAGGCCATACTTCATTCGGCTTTCCGTTCGGCAAAGGTGTGCCGCTCATGAACAGCTTGTATTCGCAGTTAGCGATTAACCCGCGCCAGCCCTTATTCAATTCCCCAAGGATCAACTTAGTCCGCATCGCCGCAATTGATTTGATATAGTGGCATTCATCTACCACCATCATATCGTAACGCTCATTTAAAACCCGATTTAAAAGCCCGTAGGAGATGATGGTGGTAGCTTTCGCGTCGATCGCGGTCTTGCCGTCGAACACCGGTTGTGTTTGCATCTGCGGATACCATAGCCGGCACTCGTTTTGCCAGTTGTACCGCAGCGACCCAGGACAGATAACCAGCAAACGTTTTGCGCCCAGGTGTTTTGCGGTTATCAACGATTGGCAGCTTTTACCAAGCCCTGGTTGATCAGCCAGCATTAACGATTTTCGTTTTCGATACTGATCAATCAGGTTTTCAACGCCGGCTTGTTGATAGTCAAACATCCGGTCGTCATACCCGCCTACCGTTGGGTGCTTTGCCGACGATGTGGCAAGGTTTTCAAGGATGGGCTTTAGCTGACTCCTTGCCGCATCGTCGGCGTGTTTATGTAATAACGCGGCGATGTACGGTGAGCCGGTATAGTACTTTCCCGCCGCCGGGGAGTAGTCAAAATTGTATTTCCCGGCAAGCTGGGCGTCGGTATCTTTCCATACGAACAGCTTATGTTTGGGCGAGTAGGTGAGATTTAAAGACATATGAGTTTGCCCGATATCCCGGAATAGTCTAAAGCCGCGGTGTTATCATCGCCATACGCTACAAGACACGATGGGGCGCCGCTATTAGCCGCGGCTTTTACTCCTTCAACCGAATAAAAATACAGCCTGCCTTTTATAAAAAGTATTGATGACGCTTTTTCCCAAACATATTTAAAAAACATTTCCGTTTCCGTCCTGGCAAATATCAGTGCAATACCGTTACCGTGAACGCTTAACTTTTCTATCCACTGTGCGGTGTATTTACCGTATGGTGGATTACACCATACTCTACCGAACCATAGCTGTCTCAAACCGTCGTCGTTGATACAATAGTGGTGTTTAGCTGTATCCCACGGTCGTTTAATCGGGGAGCAAGGATCGAGATCAAATTCTCCGCAGGCGTTTATTATTTCAAGAGGTGTTAGCCACTCATCATTTACCATTCTGGCGGATTGGTGTGAACCCATACCATTCATACCCTTCTCCTTTTCTTTCCGCACCGATCGTACCACCCCGTTCCGGCGCCGGCTGTTTCGATGCCGAATTTTCGCACTGTCTCCCGTATTCCGGCAACGCTCATGCCGGTGATAGCCGCGATTTTATAACAGGATTGCAGTTGGGCATATGCTTCCACAATAAATTCATACCATGACAAAAAACCATGTTTGCGCGCCACCGCGATCTTGTCTTCGTAGTAGCGAAACGGCGCCCATATGCGGTCAAGCCTGGCGTAATTTTGCATCCTGCTCGGCCGTTTATACATCTTCATCCTCCATTTCCTTTTTGAAAAACACGCAATCGTTGCACCTGGCCGCCGCGCACAACCCGCCAGCGAACAACCCGACCCCAGCGCCCACGAAAAGGCACAACGCCGCAAAACCGAAAAACTCCGCCGCGGTGAAAACCATTACCTACGTCTCCTTTTCCTTAAAAAGTTTTCCGCTCGGGCCGCACGCTTTGTAAAACCGCGCGAAAAAGCCACCGCCCCTCGCGTCGGTGCATTCCACGGCGTACTTCGGGTTTGCATCCACCAGGAAATAGCTGTGATACGCGTTTACTTTTTCATTCAAACACGTTTTAAGCCCGTATCCGTCTTTATCGTCGCCTCGGTAATGCGCGCAGTCCTTGCAAAGTTTCGTCATACGACCTCCCTTTTCCTTAAAAAGTTTCATTCCGCCTTGCCTTAACTCCACGACCCCACCCTACTGTCTACAAACAATCCTTGTCAACCTAAAATCGCGCAATAGCGAAATTGTTTTTTATGCTTGACACACCCCACCCCGGTACAGTAGGTTGTTGGTGAGCGCGGCCTATCCACCACACTCTCCTTTCTTTTGGCGTGGCCCCGTAGTGTGATACCACCTCCTTATCACACTACGGGGTTTCTTTTTATTGACTTGCCAACCCCTCGAACTGTATGCTGTAAACTGTCGGTCTATTTTTCCGCTCTCTTTAACCGGGTAAAGGAGGATACCCCCATGCCAATATATGTGGTGGCGCCATGAGTACCGGCGATGTCCGCAACATCCCCGCCGCGCTCAAACGGCACAAAAATTTCCTGGTCTGGAAATATGTTCCGGATCCGTCTAACCCATCAAAAAAGCCCAGAAAAATCCCGTTTTACACCAACGGCCAGGTCCGCCGCGGCGAACACGGCAGCCCCGAGGACATATCATCCCTATCGTCATTCGAGGATGCGGTAAACACCGCCGATATGTTCGATTACGATGGCATCGGCATTGCCATGACCCCGGAGCTGGGCTTGGTCGGCATCGATTTAGACGACATCGGCGCAGACGCCGCAGGCCCGGACGCGCTGGACCCCCGGCGTGATCTGATCGCTGGCACCTACGCCGAAATATCCCCATCCGGAAACGGCCTACGTGCGTTCTATGAGGGGTTTTACGAGAACCGGCGGACCCCCGGTGTGGAAGTTTTTTGCACCAAAGGATTTTTAACCCTGACCGGCAACAAATTAAACGGTGACAAGATCACCCCGTTGCCCGATCATGTCAAAGCCCACCTGGCCGTATTGGCCGGGCCGCCCAAATCAACCCGCCAAACCGCCATCCGCCAAGCCGAAAATGACGACCCGATCTACCAGGCCCTGGTCAAGCACGGCATGGTCCGGCGCAACTTTGGCAACGGCAAGATCGGCATCACCTGCCCGTTTGCCGACGAGCACACCACCGGCGACGGTGACGCTGACGCGGTTTATTTTATCCCGCACACGCACGGCTACACCACCGGTAATTTCCATTGCCTGCACGCCCACTGTGCCGATCGCGCGCAAGACGAGTTCACGGCCGCCCTCGGTATCAGCCGCCAACCCACCGTTGCCGAGATGTTCCCCACCGGCGCCACCCCGGAAGAAACAGACATCACCCAAAGGCCCGGAGAATCGATTTTCGCCCGAGCAAGCGCCATCACCCTATCGGGCCTTACCCCGGACAACTGGCTGCTAAAGTACCGCTACCTGACCGGCCAGGTTACCGCAACAGCCGCGCCGCCGGGAGTCGGCAAAAGTTTGATGTCACTGCTCGAAGCCGTTGCCATCGCAACCGGCAAAAAAGACATCTGCCACGGTGTTGTGTCCCGTAAAACCAACGTATGGTATCACTCGGCCGAGGAAACCTACAACACAATCGCAAAACGGGTTTACGCCATCAAAAAGCGTTTTAACCTGTCAACCGAGGATCTACGGGGATTGGTCTACACCACCGGCGACAAACTGGATCTGAAAATCGTTACGGCCGACACCCGCGGGCGCCCGGCCATCAATGCCAACGCGATCGAGTTCGTCAAAAACACCATCATTAAAGGTAAAATCGGCCTGTTTATTGTGGACCCGCTGGCTGAGATCCACACGGTAGCGGAAAACGACAACGACGCCATTAAAATAGTCGGCGTTGCGCTGCGTGAGATCGCGCGGCAGACCGAGTGCTGCGTCGGGGTGATCCATCACACCAGCAAGGGCAAAGCCGACCCCGGCAACATGGACAAAGGCCGGGGTGGATCCGCTTTTGCGGGTGTTGCCCGGGTGTATCACACCCTGTATCCGATGGCGCCGACCGATGCGCCAAAGTACGGCCTGGCGGCCGGCAAGGCCGATTGGTACGTTCGGCTCGACAAAGCCAAGCAGTCATACGCCCCGCCGGGCGAGGACACCGTGTGGTATCAAAAGATGTCGGAAAAGCTGTTTTTCGACCATACCGAAACAACCCCGGTGCTGGTGATGGCGGATCTGTCCAAAGTAAGGAAGGAAACCGGCGATGAGTATCTGGGCCAGGTGGTGGCGCGCATTGTGTCGCATTGCCGGGAGTCGCGAAAAGGCAAAGGCATCAGTGCGTACCAGATCGCCAGGAGGGCATTCGCCGATGAGCTACTTGACGAGGGCAGCGTTTCAACGGTTCGACGGCGCATCAGAGAGTTTCTGGGGGTGCCCCTTGTACGGCCGGAAGGCACCTATGAGATGATCGATGACCGGGTATTTTTTCACCCTGATAAAAAAGTAGCGCCGGAAACTTAGCGTTAAAGCTTAAAGTTTAAGCGGGAAACCCTCTTTAGATAAATTCTAAAGAGGGTTTTTTTGTCCGAAATTCTAAATTCGTAACTTGAACTGGCTAACTTACGGGAACGGGCTAACGGCGTTTTTAGCGTTTTGTATACGAAAAATAGGGTAAAAACGGGCGTTTCATATAGTACGAACCCCGTTCAAAATCCGTTCAAAAAGTCGTTCACCGTAACTACCCGAAATTATTAGAAGTGTAAAATCAGCATAGCACGAACCCCGTTCACGAATCCGTTCAAAATTTATTTTGACTCATTCAAAAATTGTTCACGTGTAAGTGCCGGAAATTACTCAATAGTTAAGGACTCGCCAAGAAAATATAACGCGTTTTAGCCCGTTTTTGGGCTAAATTCGACACGTTCACCACCCGTTCAAGGCCCGTCGGAAAGCCAGGAGTTTAGCTAAAGTTTAGCTGTAAGTGCCGGTGGTTATTGGATAAAAAATCACATAGTACGAAATCCGTTCAAGAAAATCCGTTCAGCCGTTCAAGCCTTAAGGGGTCGTGAACGGGTGAACGGGTGCCTTGACGGCACCCCGTCACACCGTCACCCGTCCCCCGGACCCGGGCCGAAAAATGAAAAAAAGCAGTGGCTAAGTTTTTTTTTCACGTAGTACGATAAACCACATGGAAATAAAAAAGCCGACACAAACCTGGAACTAAAGTTTGTGTCGGCTTAAAGTTTAGAGTTTAGAGTTTAGAGTGTCACACACTTTCGGTCATTGCAACTATGGCCATCAAACAGATCAGTGCCATCGTCTGAAAGAATTTGTTCCGCAGTGGCAAAACCAGATCGGCACATGGAAAATAAAGCGGTTCGGGCGGCCGAAAGAGCTTTGCGTTGTTCAGCGGTTGGATTAGAGCATTGTGAGCACGCGCAAAAGCGGGATAAGGCTATGTCATCCATACCTGGGACACAAAACCGCCAGGACGAGCTGGCAGGGTGCCAGAAATTGATTTTTTCGGCGCAACGCAGGGCGGTTTTAAGGTTAAGCGCGCAAGCCCCTCTGGAAATCCGGGCGCTAAAAGGCGTGCAAACGATAAGTTCGAAGTGGTGAGCGGCGTTTCCACGGTCAATCTGATTCATGATACCCCCCTTAAAAGTTTCGGCGTTTTGCCCCCGTTCGAAGCGGGGGCGTTTGTGGTTTTTCCAGCGTATTGATTTTACTTTATGCCGGTAAAATGTGCTTGTCAATCTTTTTTTCGTGCTATTATGAGTTAATCAGTTTTTTTACGGCGGCAATCGTAACCCGGCGGCCGTCGATTTCAAATTTTCGGCTGACATAAATATTTTTGCATGAGCATGAGATATCCAGACTGCAATCGATATCATGGCCATTATAGGCGCCGAGCAGGTGTCGGCTGTTATATTGCTCATAAGAGCGGCGGCCGGAAGCGTTTGCCGGCGGGGTCCAAAAGTAGGCGTTTTTAAATTTAGCGTTTTGATCGATCAGGTCTTGTAGCTCCTTTTTCTCTATCATGGCGTTTTCTCCTTTTCCGGCGTTCCCCTTTGGCGGTCTGCGTTTCTACGGTTAATCGGTCTCCACCTTTTTCGGCGGTAAAATTTTGTCAAAAAGTGTGTTGATTGGCGTTTTTACACAAGCCGGGCATAGCACCAGGTTAACGGTCACTATCCCGTCGGTGATCGCTGCGCGACAAGTGGCTTGTCGGTCATTACAGAGCATGCAAGGCATATTGATTGATTTTAGCAAGGTGATTGTAGCGCGCATTTTTTTTCTCCTATGTTTGCGCCATCGGATTTTAACCGATGGCGCAGCGTTAAAGTTATTTTACCAGGCCGTCAAAAAATTCTTGTGGTCTATGTTCGGCGTTGCCATCGGCATATCGGTTGATATGTCTGGTCGTAGTTTTGCTATACCATTGCTCGGTCTGATACCATTTATGGTCAATCCTAGAATATGCTGCTACAGGGGTTGAATATGAGAAAAGCACATCATATTCGGGAATTGATAGTTGAGTAACATTTGAAGCTATTGGAGTTAATTTCATGGCGTTTAATCCTTTTTTTTTGTGGTTTAATCTTCTTCCATAAAGGCGTCAATAATGTCATTATTATATTCTTCCGATAAAATTTCATAAATGCCGGGCACTGATAGGAGTTCACTTGCTTTCGTGTTATGCTTGTCAATCAAATCACGTAACAGGCGGTCAAAGTCCTTATTGGTCATGGCGGATAAGTTTTTCATGGTTACAGGCTCCTATACTTTAAAGAGTATCCCCCTGATTCATGCCAATGCGGTTTATAATTTCTATCACCGTTGTTGTGATCATTGCTCGGGCACTTTTCCCCGATGCAGGTAAAACCTTTGGAAAATAACGCATATCCCAGGTTATATACGGCATCATGCTCCGCGCTGAATCCGCAGCCGCTTACTTTGATGCCATAGCGTTTTTCGTCGAATCCCCTATCAGTTGCTTTCGCCACAAGTCGGCTAATATTTTCTGGTATGCCGTTTGCCCCCGGTCGATAGACTTCTACGATTCGGAGCATGCTGGATCTGCTAACGTGGGTTATTTTGGTCAATAGGGTGTCGCCCGGTTTTATACGTTCTAACAATGTCTGTTTCGCTTCTTCTATTTCTCTTTTTGTCCAGGTCATATATTTTCCCCTTTATGCAAGTTCGCCGTTTATCGTAAATTCGTAGTCGTTAGCTTCGATCATTTCAATTATGCCTTCATCACTTTTTTGGATTGACTTTTTTCCCGGTTTTAACGGCATAGACGGTGTACGGCGCTTTTCCGCTTTCAAACCAGTCATGACCAAAGCAATAGGTCTTTATTCCGTTCTTAACTTCGTTTAAAAGATGCCCCGCGCCAGGCGCGCAGGGCGAACAATACTGGCATCGGGAGAAATAGGGTGATTCAAGTATGAATATGTCGCTGTCATCCCCGTTTTGGGCGGCGGAGTACCCTTGCTGCTCATAGGTAAAGCTTTGGGGCTCATCTGGAAACGCGAATTGACTATCAAAAATCAATTCGCAAGTTTCACAATAATAATCATCGCAGCCATGTTCGGTATAACGCTCCCAATTATCCATTACATCCGGTATAATAGTTGATATCGCTACGCCATTTTCCAATTGTTCTGTTTCGGTATCAAAGTCTTTCGCGGGTCCGCCGCACTTCGGGCAAAGTGCGTTGCCATAATCAGTTTCGCATTCCTCGTACCAGGCCGGCACTTCGTTAGCTGGTATGACGCCATAGTGAATACCTGTTTCGGGGTTGTAGTTGGATTTTCCGAGTGAATAATCTATTCCGATATAATCCGTTTTCATGGTGTTTGCTCCTCTTTGTTTTTAGTGGTCTATTTTATCGCCGAAAAAAAGTTTGTCGCTGTCTATCCAATAATGACCAGAAAAATCTGCCAGGTCGTTTACTTGTTTCGGTGACAGCCCTGATTTTTCGTAATAGCGCGGGCTGTTTTTGTGGGTACTGTATAAGGCACCATTTACGCGGTAACAAAATTCTAATTTGGTATATAAGACGTGATCGCGAAAGTAGCTATAATACCCTGATAGATAGGTGTGTATATGCGCGGGGGCGCCCTTCGGCATGGTAGTATAGAGGATATCGCAGATTTTAGCGGATAGTTCGTCACTTGTTTGCCTGCCGTAAATAGCGGCGCTTATGGCTGCGTTTATTTCGGATTTTTTACGGTCCCGTAGTCGCAGTTGGCGGTCAATTTTCATGGTTTTTTCTCCTTTCGGCGTTTGTGGTTTTCAGTTCATGTCGATAGATCCGCCGCAATGTGGGCAGAATGATTGCCGCGGTGGCGTCCAGGGTACTGATTCAGCCCGGCTGTATTTTTTGCAGTTATCGCAGCGGATATACCGCGCGCCGTTTACCCATTCAATTTTGTTCCCATACGGAATTTTCATTTCATCGGTCCAGGGTTTTTTCATCACACGACTCCTTTTTTTATTATCGGCGGGGGTACCAGTGTTCTTTGTGGGCGTAGAACGTCCAGCTCGGTTTTTCATCTGTGTAAAATGAGTGAATGGACGGCCACGTTTCGACGCGTAACGTGCCTTTAAAGTGGTCTGGGACGCCATATCGGAGTAAGGTGCGGATAGATTTGTACTTGGATTGCATGATCCGATGGTTCGTTCCAACGTCGTCGTATGTTCCGTCGTCGCGTGGTTCCGTAATGATTGCGAGCATGGTTTTTTCTCCTTTCGGCGTTTGTGGTTTTTCCAGCGTATTGATTTTACTTTATGCCGGTAAAATGTGCTTGTCAATCTTTTTTTCGTGCTATTATGAGTTAATCAGTTTTTTTACGGCGGCAATCGTAACCCGGCGGATCTGGCGCGCTGTTTCGCCCGGTTGATTTTTGCAAATTGCAAAAAGGTAACTGTTACCTTTTTTGCAAATTGCAAAAAGTAACTGTTACCTTTTTTTGTTTCACGTGAAACATTCAGTTAAAAGATATAAGGATTACAGGCGGTTGTACAATTGTAATACGTATTACGTTTAAGACATCGCGGATTCGCACGCGAGGTGCAATAAAAAACTTGCACTGTGTAAAAAATGACACAGTGTGTAAAAAATGACACAGTGCAAGTTTTTTATAGGCACTTGCCAGGCCGGGCCAGGAAAAACCGCAGGCCAGGAAAAAACCAGGTAAGGCATTGATTTAATAAGGTAAACGCCTCATATCAGGTTCGGCAACTTTTTCAGAAAGTTAGCAAGCTTCCAGGAAAAACGGTCGATTCGGGGTGAATCGGACAATATAGGGGGCCGAAAAACGGAATAGGGGGCCGGGGTTGGCAAGTCGATTCCCCTAATGGCGCGCGTCGTACAAATTAAATGGCACCAAACTTCTAAATTGTTAACATTACAGGAAAAAATGGGTAAAGCCGGCGATAAAACACCGCCGCCATTATGGCGTTTATCAGGTATTTTTTATAATATTCCACCGCCATTACGGCATTTACCCGGTATTTTTTATGGTATTTCGCCGCCGTTACGGCATTTACTATGTGATTATGGGGGGTGGGGGTTTTACAGGGGGAAAAGGCCGAGATTTTCGGCCGTTAAAACGCGTCGGCGGAAAAAATTTTTGCTTTTTTTCATGAAAAAAGGCGCCCCGAAAGGCGCCTTTTACTCAATCGAACCACACAATCCAAACCGTTACGTGCATCCAGCTCCGCCAGTATTCGAAAGGGGCAAACCGCGGGTCAATCGTGGCGCCAGGTAGGCTCATACAGCTCCTTTTACCGAGAAAGTCTGCTCCCCTATGGTGATTTTGGCGTCGGTCAGGCCGGTTACGGTGAGCACCTTCTGGATTTCCACGCCCGCAAAGTCCATAATGGCCTTTGTGTCGCCGGTGTCGAAGGCTGGGTCGATCCGGGCTTCCTCGATGTCGTAGTAGACACCGGTGGAAATGTCCATAGCCTCTCGTAAAATGTCGGTTCCGCCCTTTGGCCGGAGTCGGTAGCCGGTAACCGGCCCGACGCGGACCACTTTGCGCTCGCCGCTCATGGTACACACCCCCGCCTGGCCCGAGAGCATCGCCGGGCGCACTTCCTGGGTCAAGGTGGTCCATAAGGTTTTCATTTCGGGTATGCGCAGGTAGGGCTGGATGGACTCTTTGGTGATGCCGGCCGAAAGCATGGCGGTAAATTTAGAGGCTGGGGTGACGGTGTGGAAGCCGATCAGTGCGGTTTCAATGAATCTACGATCGGTGATGTCGAACAGCGCCACGATGGCGCCCGCGCGGTCTTCCAGAAATTGGATTTTTTTGATCATCGTGTGGGTTCTCCTTTTTATTTGGTGTCGGTGATGGTGTTCATAAAAAGCTGGCGGATCTGGCGGTCTTGCACGCCAAGGTAGGTTAAGGTCGTGGCAAGCTGCTTGTGCCCCAGCGCAGCGGAAACAAGGTGGACGGGCTGGTTAAAAGTGTTCAACGCGTGGTAGGCAAAGGTTTTGCGCAAGCTGTGACTGCTGTAATTGCCGCCGGTGACACCGGCTTGGGCGCACCAGGCTTTGACCTTGCGGCTCAAGGCCGGGGCGGTCAAGGCCGCGCCGCTTCTTTGGCTGAGAAACAGCGGGGCGTTTTTGTCGGTTCCGCGCGGGTGAACGGATAGCCAGCGGCGAAGGGCTCTTACTACTGGTTCGGCAAGGCTGCGGACCATGTAGCGTGAGGTCTTTTTATCGCGTGTGACAAGCTCCTGGCCCGGCTCAAGGTGCGCCACCTGCCCGACGGTAAGGGCCACGATGTCCGAGGCGCGCAGGTTGGTGTGGATGCCCAGGATAAACAGCGCCGAGTCGCGCGGGTTGCCGGACAGAAGGGCCAGAATTTTTTCGATGTCTTTTTTATTGCGGATCGGGTCGGTGCGGATGGATGATCCTTTTGCCGGGTGGTTGGGGTTTTTTGATACCGCGGTTGGTGCGTCGGATGGGTTCACGATTAACTCTCCTTTTTCTTGGTGTGTTGGGGCATAGGGCTGTTGTACTGTCCAAATGCGTCCGGCGTCAACATCAAAAGTGTTGACATGCTTTACCGATATGGAATAATATGTGCAACGATAGCGGTATTCGTATCATTTTTGGGCTTTTATCTATTTGCAGGCGGAGATGATTTTGCATGTGACACCCCAGGATTTATCCGACACGCCCCCGATTTCATTTGACGGTCCTTCGGACGACGCATTTTGCGAGCCGCAGCCGGATCAGTTGTTTACCGATCCGCTGTCCGGCGTGAAAACTTCCGTTCTCATAGAAGACGCCGATGCCTACCGGCCGCGCAAGAAAGGCTGGCACCCCAACACGAAAATTGACGAGCGCAAGCTTGTTCAATACCTCAAGGAAGGGCGGACCCAAGCCTGGATAGCCAGGCGGTTCGGCTGTTCGCGAGTTTCGGTCAACCACAAGATAGCCCGGTTAAAATCCACAACGGTCGCCAACGTGGCGCCGGTCGCCGGGCACGTCATCGCGCGCGAGATCCGCACGATCGATCAGCTTTGCAAGATCAACCGCACGGCCAATGCGCTGCTTGACAGCCTGGAGACAACGGTTGAAACAGTGGAGATCGATCCCATCACAGGGGTTGAAACGCGTAATACCACAAAGACCATCAACCAGCCGGCCATAGCGCTAAAAGCGATGGCCGAGATCCGAAAGCAGCTTGAGTTTCAGCTTGGCATCTTCCAATCCCTTGCGGACGTAAAGGCGATCAAGGAGTTTCAGGATACCGTGTTGGAGGTATTGGGCCAGGAAGCCCCGGAGATACGGGACAAGGTGGTAAAGGCGCTGGTGTCTAAAAACGCGATGCGTGCGGCGTTGGAGTTCAAGCAATGAGCTATGTCTCGCCCGATATAAAAGCGGCTAAGGGCGATGTCGCTGATTCTCTGATGGAGGATCTGATTAAAGGTCTTGCCGGCGGCGGGGCAATTTTCCATAGCCGGTACGAGCGGTATCAAAAAGATCCGATCGGGTTTGGAAAAGACATCCTGGGTCACACCTATACCGAAGATGTCCAAAACCTGATGATGGCGGTTTTGGAAAACGATGTCGTTGTAGCGCAAAGCGCGAACGCCGTGGGCAAGTGCCTGAAACAAGGCGAGCGCGTCCCGCTGGCGGATGGGCGGTTTGTCAAAGTCGAAGACCTCTCCGGGCAGATTGTACCTATGGTGGGTTTTGATGAGGCAACAGGACGACAGGATATCGTTTTAGCCGCGGTACGGCCGAACGGCCGAAAGCCTGTCTACCGGGTGGAGTCAAGCTCCGGGCGTCAAATCTACCGTACCCCGAATCATCTTCTGTATTGCGCTAAAGCAAAAAGCCAATACCCAAACACCAAATGCTCGTCTTTGATCCCCGAGCCGTCGGGGTGGGTACAGGTAAAAGATATTGATGTAAATACGGATTTGGTTGCGGTGCCCTTGGGTTTACGTTCATTTGCGTCGCAGCGGTATGACGAAAGCAAGTTAAAACTGCTGGCGTATTTGCTGGCTGACGGCGGGACAACGATTGCCATTAATTTCACGAAACCGGACGGTCCTGTGAAAGACGAGTTTCTATCCATAGTGGAGGAACTCGGGTGTTTTACACGGCCAGCAAAGGGTAACCCGTACGGGATTTGTGTCTCATCGGTATTGTTAAACGAAACGAACGGGTACGCGCCTCCGGGTGCCAATGAAGTGCTGAATCTTGCGCGTCAATGGGGCATATTCGGGAAAAAGTCGAATGAAAAATCGTTTCCGTCTTTTGTGTGGCAATTGCCCGATGACCAGTTGGCGCTTTTTTTGAATCGGTTTTTCGCGTGTGATGGGTATGCCTGGGTGTCCAAGCCATCTTCGAAGTCTTCCCCGGTAGGCAGAATAGCCGTAACGCTTGCGTCTGAGCAGATGGTAAGAGACGTGGAAATGGCGTGTCTGCGGTTGGGGATAACAGGATACTTTCGGCATCGGAAAGTACGGTATAACGATGAAAAGGATTTCGACGCTTGGGAGTTTCAGGTCTATAAGCCAAGCGACGTTCTTCGGTTTATCGATGTTGTTGGTATTTATGGCAAGGAAAAGCAGTTAAAAGAAGTTTACGACGCGGCTATTCGTTTTACCGGGCATAAAGGAGCCAGATGGCCGTATCGTAATATCCCGCAAGGGTATAAGTGGGATCGGGTAAAAAGCCTTGAGTATGTAGGCGATTTCGAGACGTACAATATTTCCGTTCCTAAAAGGCACACTTTTCTTACCACTTTTGTAGAGCACAATTCTTTTTGCGCCGCGGATCTTGCGCTGTGGTGGTTCAGGTGTTTCCCCGCAGCGGAGGTATATATGACCGCGGCGCCCCCGGAAAAAAACCTGCGGCGTATCTTGTGGGACAAAGTGGTTGCCGGCATGCGCGGAAACGCGGACGTGTTTGACGGGTCCACGATATCCGGCATGACGGTTAAAAGCTCTACGGTTCCGCCTGTGGCTTCCATCGACGGGGTGCCGATCCCCGGCCAGGGCATGGAGCATGAACGTGAAAGCCGGTTCGGTGGCAAGCATGCACCTTACCTTCTTTTCATCGTAGATGAGGGCGATGCGGTTCCTGATGCGGTCTACAAGGGTATCGAGTCGTGTACTTCCGGCGGTATGGCGCGACTGCTCGTCATGTATAACCCGCGTTTTAAGCATGGCCATGTCTATAGTATGGTCAAGCACCAGGAAGCCAAAGTAATCCAGCTTTCGGCTTTCAATCACCCCAATGTTGTAACGGGCAAAGATCTCTACCCCGGCGCCGTGACGAGGGAAAGAACCGCCTGGCGTGTCAATGCCTGGTGCCGGTATCTTAAAGAAGACGACGATTATAATGGATCGGACGTGTTCGAGCTTCCGGAGTACCTGGTCGATTATGTCGCAAAGCGCAAAGACGGAACCTTTTACCCGCCGTTGCGCGTCGGCCGCTACCGGGTGGAAGAACCCCAATTTTTCTACATGGTGCTGGGCCAGTATCCAACCCGGGATGAAAACGTACTGATCGAAGAAGCGCTGATCGAAGCCGCGGTCAACCGGTGGAATGACTACGTAGATGAAAACGGGGAGCACCCGCAACAAGGCGTTGATGGGCGGGCGGGTCTCGACCCTGGTGAACTCGGGTCCGACAAGACGGCGCTGTGCGCGCGGTGGGGCTCTTTTGTCCGGGGCTTTACCACTTGGGGCGGGGTGGACATAGGCGTGACAAATGAGCGGGCCGAGTTGATTTGCCGGGAAGACGGGTACAAACAAGTCTTTGTCGATGCCAACGGTTTCGGCGCCGGCGTGGCGCCCTATCTTCGCCGGGTGGGCATAAACGGCATCGCCATTAAAACGCAGGTGTCGGCCACGGAATTTTGCGAGCAAGGCGAGTTTTCCAGAATGCGCGATCAGTTGTTGTGGCAGATACGGGTTTTTTTGAAAGAAAACCCGGCGTCGATGCTACCCGACGACGATGAGTTGCGCGAAGAACTTTTGGCCCTGAAATACACGATGGATGCGCGCGGGCGGATTAAGATTACGGATAAAGAAACGCTGCGTGAAATCCTGAAACGATCCCCGAATAAAGCGGACGCTCTGGCTTTGACTTTCGCTCCGGGTAAGTCCTACACCGGCGAAGTGATGAATGACGCCAAACACCAGGAATTAAAAGATCGCTACAGCGCCCCGCTGCCGGGGTGGTACAGGAGAAACTGATGGCTTCCGGTCTTGATATGCAAAAAGAATTTGATGATGCGTACGCGGCGTTTTTGCCGGATTGGACGACCATTTTTACCGAGATGAAGCGGGATCTGGAAATCTTTCTCGGGGATCAATGGGACGCGCGGTTAAAATCCTACCTGGCGGCCGAGCGGCGCGAGGCGCTGGTGTTTAACAAGATCCGGCGCATTATCAAGGCGGTTGCCGGCTATCAGCGTAAGAACCGCTTGGCCATGCGGATCGACCCGGTGGAAGGGTCCGACCAGATGACCGCCGAGCTGTTGTCCGGGACGCTGATGTGGAACGTCCAGGCGATGAACGGGTATAACCTGATATCCGACGCGTTCGAACGCGGCTCGCTGATTACCGGGTTGAACATGGTTGAGGTTGCCATTGATTACGAAAACGACATGGTTAATGGCGACATCGTGTGGCTGCGGCACGACTATAATTCCGTGATGTTCGATTTGAATATGCGTCAACCGGACATGAAGGACAGCTCGGCAATACTTAATCGGGTGATGGTCACCCCGGAAAGACTGTCGCAGCTTTTGCCGACGGTAAAATCAAGTGATCTGCCGGTGTTGAGCGGCACGCCTTCTAAATTCGTATCGATGAATCAGTTCATGAAAAACCGGCGCGGTCAAAATCTATATACTTACGACCGGATGTGGGTCAAGAATGTAAAGTCTACAACGATTCTGATCGATAAGATGACCGGGCAGATGTCACCCTGGAAGGGAAGCGATTCGCGCTTGCGTGAAATGTTTGAGCTGATGGGGGTTTCGTCGGAGAATTTTGCCGTCGTGCGCCGGCCACAGACCACTACCGAGCTGCGGGTGTTTGTCAATGACAGGTTTATCTCAGCAGGCCCGGACCCCACCGGGCTTGACTGTTATCCGATGGTGCCCTTTTTCGGGTTTTACGTTCCGGAAGCGGAAAAGGCCGAGCTGCGGATTCAGGGGTTGATCCGTTGCGATCGTGACCCCCAGGATGAAGTCAACAAACGTCGGTCAAAGATGCTCGACATTATTGATACCCAGATCTCAAGCGGGTACATGGCGCGGGAAAAAGCGGTCCGCAACCCCTCGTCGTTGTATCAGACCGGCCAGGGTAAAGTAATCTGGATCAGCGATGACGCCCCGCAGCTTCCGTTGGAGCAGTTGGTACGGGAAAACCGGGCGGCCGATATCCCGCAGGGGCTCTTTACGTTGACCCAGATCATGGATAACGACGTGATGGAGATTCCAGGATTCAACAACGAGTTGCTGGGGATGCCTGACTCACAGGATATCGAGATCAGTGCGCTGCTGGCCAAACTGAGGCAGTCTTCCGGGTTGACGGTATTATCGGATTTGTTCGATAATCTGGATCGCAGTCAAAAGATTTTGGGCGGTAAAACTTTGCAGGCGATTCAAAAAAACTACACCCCGAGCAAGATTCAGCGGATCAACAACAAGCCGCCCACCAAAGAGTTCTACGATCAAAACTTTGGTAAATATGACTGTGTGGTAATCGAAGGGCTACTGACCGATACGCAAAGACAGCAGTATTATTCGCAACTTATGGCGATGCGCAAGATGGGCGCCGAAGTCATCCCCTGGTCCGCCATAATCGAGGCCTGGCCGCTGGAAGGAAAGTCCATGCTGCTCGAAGCAGTGCAGGCCGAGGAAAAAGCGCGGGCAGCGCAGGCTGCCGAAAATCAGCAATTAAATCAGTTGCAAATACAGCTTAACCAAGCTATGATGCAAGCCAACATGGCAAAAGCTGCTGAGCGGTTGACCCAGGCGCAGGAGAACAGAACCACCGCGCTATTTGATCGAGTCAAGGCTTTGAAAGAATTGCAGTCAATGGATGTGCAAAATCTCGCGGGTCTTATTAAAGTTCTTGAAATGGTTCAACAGGCCGGCGGTCCGGGTCCGCAGGTTGGTTCAAATCCGCAAATCGGCCAAACTCGGCAGGCCGACCCCGCCCCGGCCGTTCAATTCCCGCAAACACAAGAAGGCGGACAGTATGGCCAATGAAGCAAATGTCGTTGTCAAAAATATGTATGACGTTTTTGGAATGCGCCGGCAGGAAAAGACAATTTATCTTGGCGATTTGCGCAAAGATTTTACCAGGAGCCTGCTCGTTTCTCTTGAAAAAATTATCGAGAAAAGGCAACGGCAGGACAGCTATTATTTGTGGGTTCATTCACGATTTAACGAAGTGGATAAAAATGCGGTCAAAACCGTCGTAATGGTTTTGCCGGCACTTCCGCCCAAACAGCTCGGGACCATGTGCTTTTACGTGGACAACCGGGCCGGGCGGTTTGAGAAAAAATGGGTACTCCCCCTGGACCGCGCGCAGCTTCATGGCTTAACGGGCGGCCCGCCGGTTGTGGGGGTAAACGATGATGCAAAAGACATGCCTGTATTGGGGCTTGTTTTTAAATAACCGCGCCGAAAGCGCAAAAATCAACGCCGCCGCCGGGCGAAGTACCTGGGCGACGAGCAACGGGCGTAAAACTCACCGGCTGATAACTGGTGAAAATCCGCCGCCGGGGATGCTCAAGCGATAGGGAATCGGGCGTAAAGGTAGGCAAGATGGATAACATGGTAGTTCAGCCAGCAGTTCCGGTATCGGTAGAACCAGCGGCCCCGGTGGCTCCAGCGCAAGAACCTGCGCCTATTGCGGCGCCCGCGGCCGACCCGGTTGCCCCGCAGGTAAGTGAAGTGCGGCAGGTGCCTTTGTCGGCACTCGAAAAAGTGCGTGATGAAGTCCAGGCCGCAAAAAGCGCGAGCCAACAGTTAGAGCAACAGAACCGGTTTTTGACGGAGCAGTTGGCGCTTTACCGGGCAAATGCACCACAGTCGATGCAGCAAGGCGCCGGGTTTACCCCGCAGCAGCCGGCGGCCCCTTCGTATGTCATGCCCCAGAGTGCGCCTCAGGCTACCCCGCTTGCGGCGTTTCTTGAAGGTGTGGCAGATGACGGGCTTGTAGAAGCCGGGCAGGTGCGGGCCGCTCTTGAAAAGTACAATGGCTATGTCCAGCAGCAAGTTGCCCAAGCAATAGAAGGTGTCAAGACAACGCTGGTTCCGGAGCTGACGCAACTACGTCTTGCCCAGGAGATTCCCAATTACAAACAATTGATCGAAGAACATTTACCCCCTATGATATCCGCCGACCCAGGTCTTGCGCAGACAATCAAGCAGTCTCCAAATCCGCTGATGACAGCGGTAAAATTTGCAAAAATGCGGGCAGATCTGATGTTGTCTGCGCAAGCGCCTGCTAATCCCAACCCGGCCTCGCCGGTGAACGTCTTAGACGAGATCAATCGGATTATCGCAAACCAGGCCAAGCCCGGAAACCCCGGACTGTCCGGTGGCGCGATAAACCCTTCGGTGTCTGCGGCGTCCGCCATTGCGACAATGCCGGAAAAGGATTTCAAAGCGATGGTTGAGGAAGTCAAACGGGGGAAAAAATTTTTCTAAATAAGGAGTAAAAAATGCCTGACAATATCACTTTGACCACGGATGTCGCCCCCGCCGTGGAGCTTTATTATGATCGGGTTTTGCTTGAGGCGGCCAAGGAAAATGAGGTTTACTTGGCTCACGCTCAGAAAGCCTCCATGCCGACCAAATCCGGCAACACCAAAAAATGGCGCCGGTATCCTCATCTGGCCGCTGCCACGACTCCGATGCCCGAAGGGCAAGATCCGCCTCCGAACAAGATGGAGCAAGAATCCCTGACGGTCAAAATGCAATGGTATGGAAAATACGTCCATGTCACCGAAGAAGTGGATATGACCAATCAAGATCCGGTTCTGACCATCGCGGCCGAGCGTAATGGGGAGCAGGCCAACCTGACTTTCGAAACGCTGATGCGTGATATCCTGTCGGCGTCGGCCAGCTCCACCAACGCCTCGGGCGGGTCTAACGGCAACACCCCGACTGAGATTACCCGCGGCGACGTGGACACCGTGGTGTTGAGCCTGTTGGGCGGCAACGCCAAGTTTGTCACTAAAATGGTCAAGGCCGGCACCGGTGTCGGGTCCGCTCCGCTGCGTCCTGCTTTCCGGGCGGTCATTCACCAGGAGCTCCTGATGGATCTGGAAGCGTGTACCGGCTTTGTTTCGATGGCCGCTTATGCTTCCCAGGACGGCGTAGGTCAGTGGGAATGGGGCGCCTTGGGCAACACCCGGATCGACTGGACCACCAACGCGGCAAAGAGTGCGGATGCCACAGCGATCTACAGCATTCCGGTTTACGGTGCAGATGCCTATGGCGCCGTCGATATGGAAGGTATCAAATCCATCGTCAAAGGGTTTGACAAGGCTGGGTCCGTGTTGAACCGGTATGCCACTTCCGGTTGGTCCCATGCCTGGGCCGGGCGTATTCTCAACGACGCCTGGATTCACAATCTGCGGGTAACCAAAGACACCTAACCGGCCGTCGTAACGTAGCCGCTTTAATTTGAGAAAAGGAGCAAACAGTGGGCAAATCCAATATCATTGTCGGTAAGATTGTTTCCGACGGCGGGGATGTCAATATCAGTCTCGGGGGCGTCCCCGACTATATCAAGGTCATCAATATTGATGCCGCCGTTACGGAAATCGCCGTTCTGGAATGGTTTCACGGCATGGGCGATGACGCCGAAGTTCAGTACGATCGCTTCCTGGCCGGTACCAGCGCGGGAGATTTCTTTTTGAAGAAATCCTCGGGCGGTCTTATCGCCGCCTGGGAAGCAAAGGGTGTGGTCGGCAATCGGAAAAGTTGTACGTTTGACGACACCGGCGGCACGGCCGAAGATCTGATCACCTGTTCCGGTCATGGGTATTCCGATGGCGACAAGGTGATGTTCATCGCTTCGGGCGGGCTTCCTACGCACGTCAGTGCCTTGTCGCAGTACTACGTCATCGATGCGACTGCCACCACGTTTCGCATTTCAGCCACCAAAGGCGGAACAGCGGTCAATTTTGGCAGCGACGGCACCCCGCCCAACTATGTGTTCAGCATCACCGATCTGGATCTGGGCGCATCCAGCGGGGTCGGCATTACGGTAGACGCCGCTTTCACTGATGACGGCGATACGCTGTATTACATCGCCATCATGGCGGATGAGTACAACACCCTGACCCTGTAGTATTTCAACGGTATAACTATCCGGTAACGGTGTGACAGCCGTTACCGGGTGAAACTTTGACAGAAAGGCGTGTATCATGGGAATGAGTGTAATCGACAAGGAGAATGCGAGTATCAACGCGCAGGTAAAATCCGAGCAGCAACGGGTAAAGGAGAACCTGCGAAAAATCAATGAACGGATGGACAAAGGACCACAGTTGATGGTCCGGTTCATGAATCTGGAAGACCCTCCCGGGGGTGAGAATCCGACGCCGTTGGTGCGGTTTTTCTACAATGGGCGAAAGTTCGAAGTCAAGCACGACGACGTTGTAACGTGGCCTCAGGAAGTTGTCGAGCATATCAATTCCTTGTTCAAGCCGGTATACGGAAACCGTACCGATCCTGTGACCGGGGCGATCGAAAGTGTTCAGGTATCAAAAGAGTACCGGTTTCAATGTATTCCAACCAATCTGGCGGCGTCGGCTACACCCGGACGGGACAAAAAGAACGCCGCGTAAAGGAAAAATAAATGGCGCAAAAAATTAATTTTGAGTCTGTAAAAGACGAGTCGCTTGTCAAGGTTCTCAAATCGATGGATACGGAGATTGACGCGCTTCGCACGTTGGCGAACGAATTGCGGACGGATCATGCCACGACAAAGGTTGTCATTGACGCTTTAACTGCTGCTGTGCAGGGCGATTGTATCGTCACCTCACCGGCGCTCGCTATCGGCTCTACAACTACACACGCGGCTAATATCGGGTTTAACTATATCATCAATGGCACCCTGTATTATAAAGCGGCGGTCGCCGCCGGTACTGCACTTGGAAACGACATAGTTCCGCAGAATAAATACGGGGCGGTTGCGCTTGATATCGGCTCTGATGGAACGATAGACGCCATAGAGGCCGCCGGTAATGCGACGGGGTATGCTTCGGCGGCTTTGGCTATTGCAGGTATTCCGGCTGCCGCGGCCGACCATGCTCGTATGGGGACCGTTACGGCCATTAAAACGGATGGCGCTTTTACGTTTGGCTCAACGGCGTTGAGCGCGGCAAACAGTACAGTTGCCTACACCAACAGCACCGGTTTGTTTGCGCTGATTACCGGGACCGGCCCGGCTACGCTCACCGCGGCGGCTGTAACCGAGCAAACCGAAACTCCGAAATAACGGAGGCCCGACGTGGGCTATAATTTTACCAAGATGCAGTCTGATTTCCGGCGGCTGACCGGCAAACGCACTACCACGCAAATGTCCGATGCCGATGTCAAAGAAGCTCTGAACAATTTTTATCAGCTTCTTTTCCCGTTGCTGGTCAGCCCACCGGAATTTAAAGGCTGGTATTCAGTTACACTTGCTGACGGGGTAGAAACTTACGCTTTGCCCAGCACCATTGTCGCGGTCAGCGGGCCGGCGTATCTGGACGATGTTCCGATAAATTTTTACACGGACCACGAGCAGTTCTTTAATGAATACCCGATGGATAGTACCGACGAGGGAGAGCCGTCGGGTGTTTTACTTTTTGACCGCACCTTGTATGTCCGGCTTATTCCTGACACCGGGTATGCTCTTACACTACGGAAAGTTTCATCTGTTCCCGACGCCCTGGTGGACGGCACGGACACCCCGCTTAACGAAAGTTGGGGTAGGGCCATAACTTACGGCGCCGCGATGGAGAATCTTTCCGACGCGCAGGATACGGAGGGGGTGGCTTCGCTCGAACCTTTTTTTTCGAAGTACGTCGGGTGGATTCACTCGGGCATGATAGCGCAAATACCGATCGGATCGCGCGGGGCGCCGCGGTTTTAGGAGAATATTATGGCGTGGGACAAAGATAAACCGGCCGAGGGCATTAAAGCAAAATTTCTCAATGATCTGGTGCGTGAAAATAACGCCGCGTTGGAAGACGCGCTTGACCGTGACCATGCGTTTCCGGGTACGATGGGTGGTGATGCGGGGGAGCATTTACAAATCACGTTTAACGCTCCGCTCGGTGCGGACCCCTCCGGGGTAGCGAATAAAGGGATTCTATACACCAAGGATGTAACCGCTCTGGCTGAGCTGTTTTTCGTTCGGGAAGACGACGAGGTGTGTCGGGTAGAAATGTTCCCCACCGGAACGGTTATGCTCTTTGGCCAGAATGCCGCGCCGACCGGTTGGACCCGTAAGGCGGATTGGACGGATAACTCTATGCTGGTTTATGCCGCTACCGGGGATATAGTTGCCGGTGGTAGCGTAAGTGCTAAAGGCGGACATACACATGCCGGGCCAAGCCATACCCATAATTCCGGCACGTTAAAATTTGTTACAGCGCTTTTTGACAACCTTGTTTTGAAATTGATTAACAGCGCTGGTAACTATATAGTAGTTGTGGATTCACTATTGTATACGGAGAGGGGATCAGCCAGATCAGCGGTAACACCTAATATGTCTGACATGTGGTTTTACACGGGTAGCGGTTCAGGAAACACCGGCGCCGGCGGTACGGGTGCTACCGGGTTGAACGATCAGCCGTATTTTCAGGAAGTCATTGCCGCGACGAAAGATTAAGCAATGAAGAAACCGCCTTGCATACGGGGCATAGTAAAGCACTGCCCGCAAAAGTCGTGGGATGGTTCGGAAGGTTGTCCCGCCTGGATTGAAATGACCATAGCGACAAAAGGCGATCCGCTTAAAAAAGAAATCCGCAAACAGTGTATTGATCTTTGGCAGCACGATTTCTCCCTGGCGGCGCTCGGTCTATTAGAAGGAAACCAGCAGGCGACCGAATCTTTTCGAAATAACATGACCACCTCGGACGGAAGACCGAAGCCCGATCCGGCTCTTTTAAAACTCGTTCAGCTTTTAGAGATACGCAAGCAAATAGATACGGAAGCACGACTTAAAGCATTAGCCCAGGAGTAGATATCATGGCGGGATTTACCCCACACTTTGTTGGTAATCTAAGACTTGGGACCGAGCTTGGCGTGCAACCGTGGCTCCTGCCGCAAGACGCTTTCACAAAACTTGAAAACTGTCATATGTACCGGGGCGTTTTGCGTAAACGACTCGGTATGGAATTGTTCGGCACCATGACGCACCAGGTAACAGACGAAGCGGTGGGTGCGCTCGGTACGGATCAGTACACCGGCACGTTGTCTGAAATACCCCTTCTCGCCGGTACGGTGGTTTTTACCGACGGCACGTTGGAAGCAACTGACGACGGGGTGGGAGAATTTACCGGCGATGCCACCGGGACGATTAATTATACGACCGGAGAGTACGACATCACTTTTTCTGGAAATACTACTGATGCGGTTGTGGTGTCATATGAGTTTCCGGTGGCTTTACCGATTGTTGGTATTGAGCCTTATCACGATTCACAAACAGGGGTGTCGGAACTCATTGTTGTAAATACTCGTCGTGCATCAATTTATGATGTGACTACTTCCAGACTTTTGCCGATAGACGATTCCGACATCTGGACCGGAACTTCCGCCAATCTTATTTGGGGCGCCAATTATCAGGATCGTTTGTTTCTGACAAACAATCTTGACCGGGTTAAAAGTTATGACGGCACAAATATAACCGATTTGTTAATGGATATAGACGGGGACGCCTCTAACGAGGTTGCTACTTGTCTTATGCTGTTTCAATACAAGGAGCGCCTTGTAGCTCTCAGCACAAAAGAAGATAGTACGTTTTATCCGCAGCGGGCAAGATGGTGCGTAGCCGGCAACCCGGATGATTGGTCAAACGATGGCTTTGTGGATTGCCCGACACATGAGACTATTGTGTGCGCGGATTTTATCAAGGACGATCTGGTGGTGTTTTTCCAGCAGTCTACCTGGCGGTTACGGTATACCGGTGATGCGGATTTACCGTTCCGATGGGAAAGCATATTGGGTTATGGCGGTTCGTTTGGTTCATATTCGGGCTTTGTTTACGAGTCAAAATTTGGGGCGGTAGGAGAAACAAGCATCACAGAAACCGACGGGGTGGAAGTTTATTCTGTTGATACTTCCGTGCCCGATGCGGTTGTAAATATGGATGTTTCTCTTTTTAACCGGATATACGCCATCCCGATTTCAGAATTGCAGCAAGTACTCATTTCATATCCTACAGTCGGGGCAACGCAAAACGACAAGACCCTTGTTTTTAATTACCGGGACAAGAGTTGGAGTGAATACGATTACGGGTTTAATTGTTATGGATTTTATAAGATAGGAACCGCGAGTGCGTTTCTCGATAGCATAGAGGACATTGTAGAAGATATCGATTACTCGTTTGACGACTCCACCATGCAGGCGGGTTTTCCCGCAACCCTTGCCGGTGATATTACCGGGTCCGTGTGGCTTATAAATTCTACGGGGGCGGATAATGGGGGTACTATCCCCATAGATATCCGTACCGGTCGATGGAACCCTTATATTTCCGATGGGTGGCAAGCGCGACTCGGTTGGGTAGATTTACTTGTAACAAACGATCCCGACACCGAGATCACCGTGTCGTTTTTCATAAACCATGAAAGCGCCGCGTATTTATCTCAAGTCGTTCAATGCGGGGAAAGCATTCCCTCTGTAGAGGATAGCAAAGTGTGGGTGCGGGTAAACGTGGGCGCGGTTGGCGATTTTCACCGGATGCGTATTTATCACACCGCGGCGGAACAGCGCTTTGAACTTCATGCCATAAACGCCTGGTTTAAACCCGCCGGGCCGATCAAGGGATACTAAATGATTTCGCTTTCAACTTCTGGCCTGCTTCCGCCTTCAGTTCATATTCCTTGGCGGTCGGAAGATATAACGGCAAGTCTGCGTGATGTTCGTAACGCAAAGCCGGAGCTTTTGCTGAATTACTTGCGTTCAATGGCTATTTTTCTGGATGGCATGTATAATGACATAGTGGCGGCTATTGCACAAGCAAATTACAACGCGCTGATTGCTCTCGGGGATAAAGGCGATGCTACCATATTAAGTGGGCAAAGCGGTATCGTGGTGGCATCGACAACGATTGCCGCAACGAGCAGGGTGTTTTTATTTCCAGTTACCGCGAATGCAACCGCCGCGTTTGGGTCGGCAAAACACCCATACGTTTCAGCAAGAGTCGCGGGCACGTCTTTTACCGTATCGACCGGTGACGGGTCGAATGTGGCGGCCGATGTAAAATTTGACTATTGGGTGGTGGCGCAGTGAAGAAAAAAGGAACTGGTTTAAAATATGTGCCGGTGGAAGATTTTTCTCTTATCCCGAGATACCTGCTTGAGCAGGTAAAGGATAAAGAATGGGACGATACGGACAGGCTTTACACGGTGTTGTGTTCAGTGCCGCCCATCTTTTGGAAGATGAACATTGTCGGCGTGTTTGCGGACCATGACCATATGATCAAGGGGTTCATGTGGCTGGTAGCCGACACGGTATCAAAAAAACTGGATTGCCGTCTGCTATCGGTTGATCCGGAGTATCAGAACAAAGGGATTATCAAGGAAGCGGCCGATATCGCGCGCAAGATCGCCAAGGAAGTACAGGCGGCCGGGGTAACGGTAAGCACGTCCACCCCTAAAGCGTTCGAGCAATACGGGTTTAAGGCAACCCTGAAAACGAATATGGAATTAACTCTATAAAGGCGGTGTAGTGATGGGATTTTTTGATTTTATCGGTGATGCGGTTGGTGGCATTACGGATACACTTTTTGGTAGCACCAAAGGCCCAGAAGTAAAAAACGTAGATACGCTTACGCCGCAGCAAAAAGAGCTTTTAAACAGTCTAAGTTCGATTGTTAATCAGCAGCTCGGCGCTCCAGGTAAGACGTATGGGGGCTCCTGGTCCACGCCGGCATCAGGCATTCAGTCTCAACTGTTTAAGACAGTTGAGGATTTGCTGAAAGGCACGACGGGGGAGCCGAACCCCCTGGCACAAACCAACGCGCAAAAGATGTCCGAAGGGTTTACCGCGCCAAAGATTTCCGCGGGAACCTATGACCCGGCCGCGGTGCAGCAATGGTACACTGACGCCTTGGTAAACCCGGCCATGCAGACCTGGGAAAAAGACATTGTGCCACAGGTGCAGGAAAAATTTATTTCCCAGAATGCCGGATCGAGCGGCGCTGCAAACCGGGCCATAGCCAACTCCGCCGAGGACGTGATGTCGAACCTGAACTCCCAGCTCGCCAACGCGATGTACGGCGAAAAGCAGGCGTTTGATACCCGCGATTTTACCGCCCAGCAGTCCAACGCTTCGAATAAGCTGGCGACAAATGCACTGAATCTGGAAGGGTTGTCTTCTGGCGGTCGGCTTGGGATCGCGGCGGACACCGGCGGTTTTCAGCAGTTGGCTACTTTGTTGGGTCTTGGCACGCAGGTCGGCGCGCAGGAGTACGGGATTGGACAAGGTAAAACGCAAGCTGATTATCAGAAGTGGCTTTCACAGCAACCGACCAACAACCCCTGGCTACAGTATCTTGGCACAGCGCTTAATACGCAGGGTTTCACTCCTGTTGTGCAGGGGGCGGTACAGCAAGAAGGGCTCCTTGGTAGCGCGGGGGGCATCGCGGATTTGCTTGGGCTGTTTTTATAAGGAAGGGACGGTGAAAAATGGTATTGTACGTACCCGGTTATACTAAAGACGTTTTCGGCGGACCCGCCGGAACCACGCAGCAGGCACTCGCTGGGTTGGTGGAAAGCCTTATGGCGCGGCAGCAAAAGCAAAAAGCAGAGCAAGAGCAAGCGGCTATCGCGGCGCTGCTCGGCCAGGCCGGGGCGAATCAGGAAGCCCAGGAGACAGGCACGTTGCCGTCCGGCGCCGCCATGAATTTACCCGCGCAGCCAGAGGGTATGGAGAGCAACCCGTACACGGCGATCGCCCAGCAGATCATTCAGAACCCGACGCTTTCACCGGCGGCCAAAGCCTACGGCATGAAGATGCTGGAAGCCAAGCACTCTTTTGAGCCTACGATGAAAGAAGAAAAAAATTTTGAGATCAGCTATTACAATAAAGCCGGGGAAAAACAGCCCCCGCTTTTGGTGCGGGAAAGCCAGGTTAACGCCACGGCGGCGCAGCTTGCCAATTCCGGGTATAAGTTTGACGCGCCCAAGCCGGCGGCCGACCCGGAATATGTGCGGTTGTTGAACCAACTGGAAAAGGCTCGGGGCGAGGGCAATACGGCTCGGGCCGAGGCTATCGAAGCGCACTTGCGTAAGCTCAATCACATTGCCCCCCGCGGCGGAGGCGGTGGTGGTGACGGCCGGATGGTTAAAGTCGAATGGTATATGGACGGGAAAAAGCAGGTCGATTGGGTGCCTAAAGGGTCCGAGCGGGAGTTTGCGCGGCAGGTGGAATCTTCCGGGGGAGAGTGGGACAAACCCGGTCCGGAACGGGTGAACACGGTTAAAATTGGTAATGAGCTGGTATCTCGCGCCGAATTGCGGCAGATGTACAATAATGAGTTCGGCCTGGTATCGGCTTCCGAGCTTGCCCGGATGGAAGTCGAAGACCCGGTGCTGTATGAAAAAGTGCGAAAACGCCAGGCGGAAAAGGTGGGGGGCAAACCGTCTTTTGATGCGTGGGTAAATACCCAGCGTCAGCTCGGCGGGTTGCCGGGTAGCCCGAGCCGCATGAATCTTCCGGACGTAGACACCATGCCGTTTGGCACCAAAGGGTCAAAAATGCCGACGGACCAGCAAAAGGAAGCCCCGCCGCCGAAAGAGGTTCCACCACCCACTCCGGAACAGGCAAAAAAATTTTTGCGTCGGGCCGGGTGGAATGGCAAAGGTAAACCCACCCCGGAACAAATCGATAATGCTACGAGGCTATACCAGACGGAAGCACGATAATGGATATCCGTTCAATTTTTGAGTCTGTCGGTTCTGACGACCCGATCCGATCCGCGTTTGAGTCGGTCGGGTCGAATAGTTTCGATGAACAGAAGTTTCAATCCTGGTATGCCGCTTGGGCAAAAAAAGCCGGCATCGATCCAGATCCGGACAACCCGGAACACTATTATGACTATCGGGCCGCTTTCTCCGCCGGGGTGGAGCCGTCCATCGATCCTGCCGATAAGCAGTATCACTGGCCTTCACAGTTTAAAAAAGAAGGTCATCCCCGGATGGTCCTTGACGGGGTGAACACCAAGACCGGTCAGCCTGTTGACCCGATCCGGTCCGCTTTCGAAGCGGCGGCCGGTCAATCCGGCCCGCAGCTCGGCCCGCCCGTCGATGTCCGGGCGCTGCGCGGCGAGCCCACTCGAACCATCACTGACGCGATCTCGGCCGTTGTTCCGCAGGAACCGGCGAATCAATCGTTTGCCCAGGACAAACCGGTTTATACGGAGCCCAAGCTATCCCCGCGCCCGGTCAACGCTGGCGGCCCGCAGCTATCGCAGCGCCCGCCTCAGATCGAGCCAAAAAAAGCGGTTGATCAGGGCATTCGCCAAGCGTCTGCGGATACCCTGAATTTTCTAAAAGCGCTTAAGGCCAAAGAGGTCCGCGCGCTGGAAGAACGCCTTGGCGCCGATGACCCGCTGGTTGTCAAGGAAAAAGCCAAAGTATGGGATGATTCCCCGTTGGGTAAATTCCAGAAGCGGCTCGAAGTGGAAATCGCGCAAGACCCGCTCCCCCGGCCGGAAGGGTTTAAGGGGTACGTGCAGGACATGGTGCGCGCGCTACCCCAGGTAGGAGCGTCAGTCGGTGCGACTTATGTAGGCGGCCCGGCCGCCGGCATGGCCGCCACCGGGTCGATGATCGCCGGCGCCACCGAGCGGAAGCTGTCACAGGCGCGGGTCGATGAAAAGGGTCGGTTAATACCGGCGGTCAAAGACCCCGAGCGCCGGTGGAAGGCGGCGATATTTAACGCCGCCGGCCAATCGTTTCTGGAGCAGATTCCCCTGAGCCGCGCGCTTGCCACCTGGAAACCAGGCGCGGCTGCCAAGAGCGTTATTGCCGAAATGTCTAAAACAGGCGCGCTGGAATGGTTCATTGAAATGATTCAGAAAGTTCCCGAGCTGATGTCGTCGGTGTGGGCGCGTGGGGCGGGCAAGAGCCCCGGCCAGATGCTTGACGAGTTCACGGAGGGTGTGGGCCAGGCTCTTAAAGAAGGAGTGTATGAGGGGGCCGTGGTTGCCCCTGTAAGCATGCTCATCGGCGGGGGCGGAGCCGCGATGGGCAAGATCAAGGCCGGCCCGCAGCCCATTCAGGCCGACGAGATTGAAACCCTGGCCCAGGCCAAAGCGTTTGGCATCGTTGCCGATAAGGACATGACCGGGGATCTTAAAGCGGCTCGGGCTGATGCGATTAAACAGCGGGACCGGCTGACCGCTTTGGAAGATCCGCGCCAAGATGAAATCGCTGTTGCGGACCTGGATAACAAGATCGGGCTTTATGACGAGGCGCTGCGCAATGCCGACAATATGCAAAAAGTGCGTCAGGCGTTTGAGGCCGCCGCCCAGGAGCAGACGGAACCTATTGGCTCACAAATCGTGGAAAATGAGCCACAAAGCGAAGAACGTCTCACGGATGAGCCACAACAGCCCCCGACGCTTCCCGAAGACCAGCGCACCAGCGAACAGCCCGGAGAGCCGGCCGCCTCCGGGCCGGGGCAACAGTTTGACCCGGTGCGGTCGGCATTCGAAGCCGCGGAAGCCGACGCCACAACCCCGGCGGTTCCGGATCTTGCCACCACCGAGGACGCAATCAGCTTTGGTGAAGCGGCTACCGATCAGCAGGTGTCCGAGCTTGAGCGGTTGCGCGAGCAGACCAAGGCCCGGCTTGCCGAGCTGAACGCGGTTCCGGTTGAAAGCAGGGATTGGAACGCGGTTTCCCAGGAAGCTTTCAAAAGCCAGTTGTATCGGGAAGCTATCGAAGCTTCCCGCGGTGAGCACCCGTCCCAGCTTGAGGCGGGCCGGCCGATGTATTGGGACGGTGACGGCAAAACGCAACTGAGCGCCGAGGACGTTCCGGCTGATACTGTTGAAACAGATCAGCCGCCGCAGCTCACCAGCGAGCAGCGCCAGGCGGTCCAGAAGATTTATGGCGCCGAGATTCCGATCCTGCGCACGGTGTTCGGAAAAGATCTGGCCGACCGGATATCCGTTGAATTGAAACAGATGATCGATCTTGGGGGGGCCAATACCGATGAGTCGCTGGCCAACTGGAAAGCAAGAGGGGTTAAGCCCAATACCGTTCTCGGGGCCACGACCTTTCGCGGTCAGCGCGCGCTTATGGAAATATCTCTGGCGCAGGATGCCAAGCGCCAGCAATGGACGTTTGACCATGAGACATTCCACATCGCCGCCGAGTGGGTACTTCCACCCGATCAATACACCACGGTTTTAAAGGCATACGGCGGCAATACCGAAGCGGCCGCCGACGGCTTTGCCCGTTTTATGAACGGCAAGAGTCAGCCACCCGAAGGTATTAAAAAGATTTTCATGCAGCTTAAAGAGCTTTTGCGGCGGATGGGAAACTTCCTGCGTGGCAGCGGGTTTACCTCCGCGGAGAAGATCTTCGGGGATATCGCCGCCGGCGGGTACGCGGGTAAGCGCCGCGCCGGGACTGGGATGTACCAGGGTAAAGCGAGCATGACGCTGTTTAACCTTGATGCTGACAACCCTGGCGGGATGCCGCCGAGGGAGCCCTACGCGCGCCGGCCCAAATCCAAAAACGCCATTGAGTTGCCCGAGCTTACTGAAATGATCAAGGTGCTCAACTCCGGCAAGGCGCCCAAGCTGTTCCAGCGGATGCGCGATGCGCTCGGGCTTTTCCAGCACAACGATCTTGCCGGCATTGCCGATGTCATGATCGATCCGGATCTGGTGATCGGCCAGCCTATCGAGCGCGCCGTCATTCGGCTTAAGGGAAAAACCCCCGTTGAGCGTAAGGCGTCGCTCAATCAGCAGATGCAGGACTTTAAGGACTCGGTGCTTTCCCGGTACAATGTCGATCCGGCTGACATGGTGTTCAAGAGCCAGTACCACCGCGCTTCCGGGGAGACACATTTGAGCGCCATCCGGAAAGATCCGGATGTGGCGGCAAAGGTCTTGAGCCACGAATTGGGCCACCTGGACGATTGGTGGGCGGCCGCGGGCGATACGCCTATGGTCCAGGGCAGGGGGAATATTCTTGGCCGTATCGCAAAGCTCAAGGGCTATATCAACGAGTACCTGGCCGAGTACCCCGGCTCGCCCGACGAAGCGTTGACCGCCGCCGATATCGGCCGGTTGCAAAAAGAAGCGGCAAAGCAAAAGCTTGACGAAACCACGGGTAAAATCATTGTTGAAGAAATCATTCGTGAGGTTCCCCGCTTTGCGGAAACCGGCGTTACGGCTGAAACGATTCTCGAGATAATGCGGGGCAGGATGCCCGGCGAATCAAATATTGAAGTTTACCGCTTTTTGCAAACCGCGGATTCGCAAACGAAAAAGGAAGTCGTTAAAAAAGCGTTGCAGGATATCGTTGATGAGCGGGTACCGCAAACCGGCAGAACACAGGTCGGTGTGGACTACGTCAAAGAAACTGTCACCCGCCGACAAGCCGGCAAGATGCCCACTCAAAAGGAAATCAACGAGCGGTTCAAGGAGCTGTTGCGCAAGGAGATTATCAAGCGCAAGCTCTATGAGCGCACGGTAGTCATGGGTGAACTCAAGGAGCTTACCCAGCAGTGGAAACCGTTTGACCTGAACATAAGTAAAAAGTACACCGCCTACCGGCACAAGTCCAGTGAGTTGTATGCCGATGCGGTGTCGGTCATGCTGCAAGAGCCCGAGCTGCTAAAGTCCGTTGCGCCTACATTCGATAAAGCCATGAAAATGTATGCCTCGGTCCGCCCGGATTTTACCGAAACGCTTGAAGGCATTCGTAAGGACATATCCGGTAGCCAGATCGGCCCGCGTCGGTTGGGCAAGCTCTATGAAATGTACGAGCGCGGGGAAAAGGTCATCGCGGATTTTTACATTCGCAACAGGATGGAAAAACGCAGTTTGGCTGATACCCTTTTCATTATTTTGACGGATAGAAATCACGGAGTTTTAAAGCAGATCCGTGCCGCCGAAAAATCCGGCGACCCGGAGCTTATCGCTAAAGCCAGGAAAGCCCGTTATGGGTTGGAGGAAGCCCAATACATCGCTTCGGAAATGTCGGCATACGTGACCGACACCGTTAAAAACGTGATCGATCCGATGATGGAAAAGGGTGCGGCTATAACGGATCTGGGTGTTTATCTGTTCGGCCGGCATGTGCAGGCCAACCGGAAAGACCTGGTATCTCCCGGCGGGCATACCTCAACCACCGTTGAGCCTATGCTCGAAGCGCTTGAGCAAAAACTCGGGCCTGAAAAATACCAGGCAGTTAAGGACGCGGCGGAAAAGTACCGCAAGATCCGTGAAAAGTATATCATTCCGCGCATAGAACAATCCGGCATCGCGGCCCCGGAGCTTTTGCAGGCAATCAAGGCCCGCAAGGAATACGCGCGTATCAGTGTGCAGCACTGGCTTGAGGAAAAGCACGGCAAAGATATCACCGCGCAAATCTACACGCCGGTCGGCGGCGCGTTAAAAGCACAGAAAGGAACTTTTTCTGATTCGATAAATGCGTTCACCGCAACGCTCATGCAGGATATCAGTTTGTTGCGGTCGGCGCATTTAAACAAGGCAAAGACCGACCTGCTGGATTTTTTGATCGACGCAGGCCAGGTAAAACCAGCGGAGATGAAATACGATAAAGGGCTCGGTCGTATGGCTCCCGTCCGTCTGGAAGACCCGTCCCGGGCGCATCTTTCCATCATGCGCGACGGCGAGCCTTTCACTTATGACGTTCACCGGGATATCGCCAAGTCTTTTGAGTATTCGGCGTATGAATCACAAAAAGCAACCGAGGTGATAAACGCTCTTAACGCGCCGCTGCGCAGGCTTTTGGTATCCAACAACCCGGTGTGGATGATTAGAAATATCTTTCGTGATTTTCGTACCACGATCAAAAACATTCCGGAAGCAAGAGTAAAGAGTCTGCCGGAACTTGCCAAATTGTACAAGCAAGCCTATGGCGAGGTATGGGAATATGTTTGGAAAAACAATGCCAGTGATGACATCGATGAACTTTTACGCGGCAAAGCCATTACCACTGATCGGGTGTACGGCACAAAGGAGATGGGTTATGAGGATGAGACGGCACGCATTGCCGACGAGTTTAACGTCCAGTTCAACCCGGAGTTAAGCAAGATTTCCCAGCAACGGTTTAAAAAAGCCCGCCAAATTCTTGACGTGCTGGACCGTTTTGGCCGGGTGTCGGAGCTGGGCGGCAAGGTCGCCGGCTACAAGTTTTTAAAGTCTCAGCGTGATAAAGGGTTTATCAACCCGAAAACCGGGGGGCCAAGAACCGATCAAGAAATATTTCACGTAGTACGAAGCAGAATCGGCACGCCGGATTTCAAGCGGCAAGGCACAGGCCAGATCATCACCAACAATTTGTTCATGTTTTCAAACGTGAACAAGGAAGGTTTGCGCAGCGCGGTAGAATCTTTTAATGAGGATCGCGCCGCTTACGTGTGGAAGACGGTCTTGTATAACATCTTGCCGAAACTTGTATTGGCCGCCGCTTCCGCGCAGATCCCCTGGGTAAAAGAAGTTGTCAATGGCTTAACCGATTACCAGAAGGACCATTACACGGTCATCCCGATTCCGCGGCGGCTTGTTCCAGGCCTTGGCGCGATGGATTCGTTTGCGTTCTTGATCCCCGAAGACTACGAGGGCCAGCTTGCCGGCGCGCTGGTTAACAAGATCGCCCGAGGCGAGTTCGGCGGAACCAAGGGGGCGATCAACGAAGCATCCCAGCTTGTCCCGTACCGCTGGCACCCGGCTATATCGGTCGGAGCGGACCTGCTGGAATACTATGTAAATGGCATGAATCCGGTAGACGATTTCCGAGGATCACACATCTTACCGGATTCGATCTACAAAGCCGGGGGGTTTGACGCGCACAAAGAGATGGGCAAATACGTCTGGAACAACCTGGGCATGCGGATGTTTTACAATGCCAAGCAGGGGGAGCTTGACCCGGAGCTGGCACCCCTTAAAGAAGCGCTGCAATTTCCGGTGTTAAACTGGCTTTCGGCCATAGCCACTGTTACCAACCGTGGTCACGCAGAGCGGTATCGCAGGATAATAGAGCCGATCCGCAAAGAGTATGCTCGAAAAGCGGTTGAATCCGAAGGACGGATAAAGGGTCACATCAATTTGATGGGTTACGATGTCCCCCGTACAGCCAAAGTGGAATTATATAAGGCACTTAAACAAGAAGACCTACTGCCCCCTGATCAGGATGTCAATGCTTTTGAAAAGCGGTACAACCGGATAAAAAACAAGGGCCGGGACGACCAGAGAATTGTTCTTTTGGAATACGCCGTCACCAACGAGGAAAAGGCGGCGTTGTTGTCACAGTATGAGATGGAGCTCGGCGCGGAGCAATACAAGAAGTTGTTGCAAAATCTGCGTCGCGATGGCATTATCTCGCAAGAAACCCTACTAAAAAAGGCCAGAGGAGACAAAAATGGCAGGAACCGCAGAACAAACCCGTAGTTGGAAAGGCGGCAAGTCCGAGCGCCTGGTGCAAGTTGTCTACACTTCCGACGCCTCGGACGGCAGCGTGCCGAATGAATCGGTGCCCGGCCTTTCTGATTTTGCCCTTGAAGAAGTTATCACCACGCCTTCGAGCGGCGCCACCGCCCCAACCACTACCTACCGGGTAAAGCTTGTAAGCGCAACCGGCGGGACCGTTTTCCTTGGCGGGGAACGGGCACTGGATTCCGAGGAACGCCAGGGGGGCTACGAATACAACGGTAAAACCCCGAGCGTCATCGATACCCTGACGCTATCTTTGACCGCCGCTGATGGAAGCGCCGCTGCCAATATCGGCAACTCTAATATCGTTACCATCGGCCTCATTTTCAAGAGGAAATAAGATGAAAAAGCTAATCTTTTTGTTCATTCTTCTGCCTTCCCTTGCTCTGGCCGATGGCTGGCCCTGGGTGCCTACTGGCCGTAGCGGCATTAAGCCAGCTGGAGATAAGGTAATCGAAGTTGAGTATGCTGTGGCGGGTGGGAGCCTTTCTACTACTAGCATGAGCGGCACCGTTACTAACCGTGGGGCTACTGGTAAAGTCGAGATCAATCTTTCAACTCCTTCCGGCTCGCGGGATTTTAGAATCCGTGAAGTCGAGGGGCAGATAATCGAAGTTGACTTTCCTGCTGGCGCTAACCCATACTTGAATGGCAGTCAGATCGGCGCGGATAATGAGATCGATATTCCCGCTGGTGGCGAACTGCGGATCGTTTATGACTATGACGACTCTCTGTGGAAATGCTTCATGGTCTGGCTTGTTTCGACAGATGGCGGTGCAGATGACTAAGTACTACACATACATAATCCAGACTTGGTACTCGGAAGAAGATGAAGGCTGGGTAGCTGCGGTGGTTAACTTGAGCACGCCTACCGAAAGTGTTTATGTTTCGGCTATCGGGGATGATAAATACAAGGCAATCGCGGAAGTGAGCGAGGCACTTAGGAGTTGGGAAGAAGCGAGCAAGGCGGATGACTAAGGCAGTAATAGACCTGGAAAATTACAGAGCTCATTGGGTTATTAATTGCGGCTCATCTGTGCATGTCGTTCCTGATGCCTTGATAGATAAATGGATAGACGGATCGTTGCCGCCTGATGCCGATGTTTGTCGTAGAATCATAGAGGAATGGAGAATGTTGAAGTTGGAGATGGTCGAATGATTCACTTACCCTATGCAGATATGCCACAGATGCCGTTTGGAATGTGTCCCTACTGTGGAGCGTCTTTAGTTATCGGCCATAACTGCACAAAGCCTTTTGATGCTTTAGATCCTTCTGTTCCTTACGTTCCGAGAATTATAAGAGACATTTTAAATAGCGGGGATTCGAATGATTAAACGAGAGAACCTAAAACGATTTCTTGCCGTAGCCTTTTGGCTTGCGGCGAGTGTGCTTTTGCTTTTGCGAATTGGTCATGCGGCGACGTTCTTTGTTTCTCAAAGCGGAACAGAGGCAAAGGCCACGGCGACAAGCGTATCGACGCCTATGAGCGTAACGACTCACAACGCAAGTGCTTTCTCCCCTGGTGATGAGATATATCTGCTTGATACGATCACCTCCAGAATAGTTGTTCCGAGTTCGGGGGCATCCGGTAATTATATCACGTATCGCGGAGATTATCCCGATCATACGGCGTTGTTACAGCCGTCGAACCTTGGATTCTCAACGGGGGCGGCATTCGGGTTCAACGGTAAGGATTGGATCAAACTCCACAACAACACGACCCGCGCCGTGATAGATGGACAGGTCACAAGCGGAACGGTGGATGAACTTTTCTCCGCGAGTGACAATAAAGATCTGGTCGATGTAACCAATACAGACAACTGTATCGTTGATAATTGGGAAATCAAGCGCGGCTATGGCGGTATTTACAGTCAAGCCGTCACTAATTTTAAGGTAACACGCTGCAAGTTTTCTCAAAACCGGCTAAAGGGCGTGGCGCTTAGTGACATCTGGAGCAATGTCACTATCGGCGGTTCTGCCGGCATGGGTAATGAGTTCGATAGAAACGGCTACAAGATACTGTACGCTGATAACAAAATAGGATTCGACATCTATCTGTACGAGGGGACAGGCTTCATAGTCTCGCACAACGACATCCACGGAACAATCGATGGTGGTGGGGAAGATGGATGGGGGATAATTGGCCTTGCTATATACGGGGCCAGTGACGGAGTAATCGAGTACAACACAATCCACGATATGGGCGGTAAAAACTTCCGTGGAGCGATGCACTTCAAGGGCTTGAATCGGTGGTGGAGAAATTTTGACACCATTGTGCGCTACAACAATATTTATGATCTGCCTCTGAACCCAGAGTGGGTGTACGTTTCTGGAAGCGCCATATCAATGACCCGCGATACCTATAACTTCCGCATCTACGGCAATCGAATCCATAATGCTCTCGGCGGCATAAAGATGGACATCAACGGTGAAACCGGAGTCACCGATGGAGCCAACGGGTATCATGTCCAAGACATCTATGCGTGGGGCAACTCTCTAAGTGGAATAAAAGAGTTCTGTTTTGGGGCTGCGGACGGATATTCCGCGAACACGGATGACTACGACGATATTTGGTTTGTCAACAACTCGTGCTCGTTTGCCGCCGAAACAGTAGAGGGTGATTTGACCGGGCCTATATGGTCTGGATTCAACTATGGCGCATCTACGGACGGCACAGACGACACCGGGACTAACCCGCATCTGCACGTCAAAAATAATATTATTGCGGATGGCCGAAGTGGGCTGACTCCTAAATACAACATCGGCCCCCTATGGGCCACGGCTGATGGCAACTGGATTGATCTTGATTACAATTTAAATTACAGTAGCACTACTGCCGGGACATATAACGTAAAGTGGGGCAGTACGGTATATGCTTATGACTCCACAAGCCTGCCGGCAGCTTGGGGTGCCAACGATCCGGCCCCAGCCGATCCTGGATTTACGTCTGCATCCACAGGCGATTTAACCATTGGGCCGACGAGTCCAGCGGTGGGTGCGGGAGACGATTTAAGTTCTACCACAATTCCGCCCCTGACCGTGGAGCATTATTCCAGTTCGCCGCAGACATTCACTTTCGACGAGATACTTTCTGCCGAAAGCGATTTTAGTGTGCATCCTCCGGCTGTTACTATGGCACTGCAATATGATTATGGCGATCCAGATATAGGGGCCTTTGTATATTCCAGCTACGCTGTTTACCCTAACGCAACAATCACTTCTCCCATAGGCAATCAAACCATCGAAGAAGGTGAAAGTCTTACATTTACGGCTGACGTTACCTGCACGACCAACACGCCCTGCACCTATCTCTGGAATTTCGACGGAGGGGCGGTAAACTCGACCAGCGAAGATGCGGGGGCAACGGCTTTTGCAACCGCTGGGGTCTACAACGTAACGCTAACAGTGACCGATGCGGCGAGCGTTGCCGATCCAACTCCTGCGCAAGTCACGGTTACGGTGAGAGCCGCTACCGGAGCCAATGACTATACTGGCAACACTAACGTCAAAGGGTTATGGGTATTTGAGAACAACCTGAATGACACAAGCGGGAACGGAAACAACCTGACCGGCTCTGGCTCTCCTGCGTACGACAGCTCAACGGAAATCGAGGGGGATTATTCGCTTGATCTTGAGGCAGGAAGCAGTCAATTCGCTTCTATCGCAGATGCTAGTCTTGCCAGTGGGTTCCCGTTTAAAGGCGCGACCACCGAGGCGCCGTGGACCATTCTTGCTAAGTTCAGGTTGGAGAGTCTTCCAGCCGTTGGCGCGAGAATGATCATCGCGTCGAAGTACGAATATACGAACAACTTGCGATCATTCTATCTTGGAGTCGAGAACGTCGGGGGAACTACTTATCCCACATTTGCTATTGGCTACGCTGACGGCGTGAGCAATGATCCTGAGTTTCACGGCTCTGCTGTTACGGCGGGAGTCAACTACGCTATCGCGCTGGTATTTGACAATGTGACGGATGAGTACACCTTTGCACTTTATAATTTGGATGCTGCCGCACTGGTCGGAACGAATGCCACTGGCGATCTGACCAGTACGGTAAATGGCGGCTGGTGCAATACAGCGGCCGCATTCGACGTTGGAAAGATAGGTCCAAGCAACACCTATTATTTCGACGGCCTGATTGACGAGGTAGTTGTGCTGTCTCAAGAGTTTAGCACAACTGAAATCTCCGCATACTTTGCTGGTAACTATTCGGTGTCTACTGCCGAGATCGTGCGAATTTATAGCTCTACACCAACCGGATACTATAAAGAAGGCGATACGACTGCACCGTTCTTTGTGGAGTTTGCTGATGCTATCTCTTGGGCGGTTGGCGCAGGGAGCATTAAGCTGACCCTTGTCAACGACACCGGGGATGACGTGGCGGTAGATGCTACGTACGCCTCTGGCTCTGGCAGTACGATTGAGTTTGATGGATTGGTAGTGCCTGACGGGTTTAACACGGCTGACCTTGATGCCGTGACACTTGCGGCGGCAGGTGGTGCGACCATTAAAGTATCTGGCACGACAACAGATGCAGACCTGACAGTACCCACAGACCCAGACTCGCGGAGCCTGGACCGCAACGGTAGGATCGTGATTGACGACACGGTAGATACGATTGCCTCTGTTGTGGGTGTCTCAGACGATGCCAGTTCGTTTACTGACCCTGATGGGTACATAGACATTGCCGTTAATCTTCCGTCTACTGATGGCTATCATGTTGGTTATACTACCGCATGGCCTAAGGTGGGACTGGCCGTAGGAGATGAAACACTCTATGCGGAGTATGTCGGAAAAACTGACGCGAATACACTGGTGTTTCGGTTGGAGCTCGAACCGGGCAATCGAGACCCAGACGGGATAGAGATTGCCGGCGATCTGGTTCTAACGGGGGCTACGCTGACCGACATGGCGGGGAACACTGTATTGCTGACTATGCCGGCAAGTCCGAATACCCTTGCCGACGATTCTACCTATGTGGTTGCTGTACCTAAAGACTTGTCTACCGGCACGGCGTGGTGGGTCGGCACAGGGTTCGATGCAGCTACTTTTGATCTCCTCGATCTAGTTGACGGGGATAGAATTCTTATAGCGGAGTAGAGAATGAAGAAACTCTTATTAAATTTTATTGTTAGTCTGTTCTGCCTTCTCCTGGCCGTGGCGCAGGTGTTGGCAACTGAGTACACCGAAGCGGCCAACGACCTGCAGGTAGAGTGGGTGGCAGGTGACGGCACCGATGTCTACAATTTCACCGGTGATAACGTCCAAGCAATCCGCTCCGAGCGCGGCTTTGCGACAGTAAACATCACCGGGACAGGATCGGTGGTGGCGGACAACTGCTCCGAACACGGTTGCCCAGGACAGTACTTTAACGGGCAGTTCACCGATGCCTTCGCTGGTGCGGATGCCACGACTTTAGCCCAGCATTACCCACCTTGGTACGGGATTCGGTATCCGAGCACGGCGAGCAACTGCGCGCTGAACGGGGGCGGCGCGGTGAGCTGTGACCATGTTGCTGCGCCGTACTCAAATGCGACGGACTACAAGTTTAAAAAAGATATCGTCTATTCAATAGACATGACAATCGACGCTGGGACAAAGGCCGGTGTTTACTTTAAGGCCGCAGACACCACAGCCGGAACCTTGGACTTGGTAGAAGCATATGTCGATCTGGCGACAAATAAGGTTGAGCTTAAAAAGTACGTCAATAATACTGCAACCACTCCGCTTTCCGCTGCCGTGACATATGTAGCTGGTGCGACCCTGAAGCTAATCTCCGCAGACGGCATCAAGTGGATCGTGGTCTACAACGGCTCACAGGTAGGCACTGAGCAGACGCTTTCCGAGGCTTCGCTGGACAGCAGTGTTGCAGGGTTCTTCGCTACGAGTGTCGCAACGACATTCGATAACTGGAAAGCTGGACGGTGGCAACTTGGCCCTGAGCTGGTTACGAACGGAGATGGGGAGAGTTTTACGGGGTGGAATGCTACAAACGCCGATTTAAGCGCCATAGTTTCAGGCGGCGCTATTGGTAATTGCTTCAAGATTTTCGATTCCGCAGATGCATCACCTTACATTGTTCAGGTAATCACATTGGCACAAGGAAAGCAGTATTCTGCATCGCTCAGGTCAAAAGTTGGAACGGCAGGCGTAAAATATTTAGCGTACTTAGGTAGTTTTAGTTTCCCAAACATCTATATTAATCCTACAGGCGCGGCCTTGGATAGTTTTCAATCCACATGGACTAAAAACACAAAAGTCATAACAACTACTCCAGCAGAAGCAGACGTACTCGGGGCGATAGCGGTAGTGACAAATGCCGAGGCTGGCACTCAGGCGTATGGGTTTTTAGACGAAATCTCAATCAGGGAGATACAATAATGAAAACACTAATCCTATTCCTTTTGCTAACCATTTCAGCCTACGCCGACGAACTCATGGTTATCGCGCCCATGACAGACGGACGGCCTCCCGTAGTCGAAGGTGCAGATTATGACTGGTCCTGCATGGGCAGGTGCGATGCTGGACAGACTGACGCGCTGTTTCGGATAGTCACGAAGGACACCAAAACTGCTGACGCTTTGCGAGCTGTCAAGGGTGTGTCTGAGCTGGTGACAGATAGTAAAACGTCCGGGGTCTACGAGAAGACAACGCTCAAGGTCATCAAGCCGACTATGCTTTCACGGTTGACCGTTGCGCCGATTGAGTATGAGGCGGCGCTGAAGGTAATTGACGAGAAACCGATCGAAGAACCAGTGAAGGAGACGAAATGACGAATCGACAAGGGTGCCTGTTCGTAGCAATACTTTTCTTTTGCATACTCGCAGCTGCGCTCAAAGTCAGCGCCGAACAAGTGACGCTTGAATGGGACGCCAACGCAACTCAACCGGACGGGTACAGAATCTATGCCCAAACAACCACGACCGGAGCATACGCCAAGCCTCCCGTATGGGAGGGCCCTGGAACGGTGACAACCTGCACGATTGAATTTGCAGAGCCTAAGCAAGTTCGCTTTGTGGCTACTGCTTTCGTTAAGGGCAACCTGGACAACGCAGAGATCGAAAGCGGTTACTCCAATGAGGTTATATGGACTCCGACCAGCATGAAGCCCGAAGCACCGAAGGGCTTTCGCGTGCTGATCGAGAAGATCATCGGCTGGTTTCGAACCGGCGTTTGGAGATCGTAAGATGGTGCAAGTCTTTACCAATCGGCATTGTCAACTTATACCGCACGTTTTCTTGGTTCGTGGATTTGTCGGCGATGCAGCAGAATACTATGGGTATAGATTGGGAATCGAACTTAGCTGGTTATGGTTCACTCTGTGTATTACTGTCAGATAGGAGAACCGCGATGGCTTATGGACTTGGTGAAAAACTTGAAAACAGGCTTTCCTACATCCTTGTTCCGAAGCGGGCCAAGCGGCATTCTAACAAGTGGGCAAAAGCGATCAAACATCGTGTTGAGCGCAGACGTATGAAAGCCGATATCGAGGCTGTGCCGTGCTACAACCGCCATCATGGATATGAGTGGTAATGGACGACTACGGCGCACAAATCAAAGCCCTGTTAACCCTTTTCGGGGCCGCGCTCGGCGTAGGCGGTATAATCCTTGGGGCGCTTTGGAAGCTATTTCGGATTCAAGAGATTTCCAAGCGGGCCGACAGCACCCTGTATGAGCAGGATGGCACGTTACGTGTGCAAACTCTTAAGGGCTGTGGAGAGGAATCACGGATGTGCCAAGAAGAAGTCAAGAAGAAGCTTGAGGAAAGTGCGGCAGGACAAAAAGCAATAGCAGAACAACTTAACCAGCTTAAAGACGAAATGCACAAGGCTCTTGAACTGCTCCAGAAGAACAACACAGAAGCGTTCTCTCTTTTAGCAGAGTCAACACGGCACCAGATTGCGGCACTGAAAGACGAGATCAACCGGGGAATCAATCAGATGCACCGAGACACAATCGAGTATTTAAAGAAGTGACCGGGATAAACTGCTTTGCTTGCCCCTATGCGCCTCCAAGCCCTGAGTGCGATGGTTGTAAGTTCTGGCAAGCGGCCATATCCGGGCCGGTGGTGCCGCATTCGCCCGAGTGTGATGGGTGCTGCACGTTGGATTGCGGACATTGTGAATTGATAGAAAATAAAAGATAGGCGCCGATCATTGTCGGCCTTGTATGCAGGCATGATAACCAAGGAACCGCGGCGACAGAGGCATAGAAAAATGGTGGATACTGCATTATCCTTAATTCCCATTTGAAAAGCTTTATCGCCGCATTTTTTAAAAATCGGAGTGCGTGATGCCATACGGCAAACTCGACGTTCGACCGGGGTGGATCCTTTTGACGGCAGGTGTTGGTGGACCGGCTGCCAAGTGGCGCGACAAGCTGCTTTCTACGGCCATCATTGGTTTTCAAAAAATCAAAGAGCATGACGGCGATGCGGACTATTCCCACGCCGAGCTGATAACAAACGCGCTTGGCCAAACTTTCGCGGCCAGGTGGCGCACGCGACATCGGGAGAACGGCTTGCAAGATTATGTCGGATCAAACATCATGATCATCGAACCACTTGGCATGACAAACCGGCTGTTTCCAATCATGTGGCAGACGGCCGAGATGCAGCAGTTCGACGGCGATATGTATCCGGTATGGCGGCTGTTGCTCCAGGCTGCAAGCGCCATCGGGCCGCATTGGATCGCTAAATTCGGCTGGGGAGGGCATGCGATCTGCTCCGAGGTGGTCGCCAAGTTTTTTAACGACACGGCTCCCTGGTCGCAATATTTTTGCAAGTGGCGCGGGACAACTCCTGCCATGATCGAAAATTGGGGCCGGTGTGGGCGGCACTTCCGGGTGGTGTTCGAGGGGCTACTGACCGAGGAGCTTATGCGCGATGCCGGGTTGCCATTATACTTTCCCGGAGTTAATACAGAAGGCGCGGTGTTGTGATGGCGGATGAGGGGGATCTAAGTCAAGAAGCGTACGACGCCTTTGTAGCAGAGAGGATTAGAGCTTTTCTACAGTTAACCAGTGGGCAACTCCATACGGCAAAGAATCGTCGGCCGAGGGTTTGTCGTAGTTGTGGATTGAGCATCCCGGAAGCCCGGAGGAAAGCACTTCCGGGATGCCTGTATTGTAGAGATTGCGCTGAGGAGTTATTTGGCTAACTGTTGCGAGAAATGCGAGTGGCGGGATAGGGTCCCATTCAACCGTGATCTGATTGGCCGTGTGCCACGATTGCAGGGGCCTCGGCCGCCAGTACGGGAGACACCATCATCATCATGACCATGACCAAAATCAGAATCTTTTTCATATTCTCACCTTCCTTCCTGAGCGGTTAAAGCTCGATCCTGTCAATTAAATCATCAACGATATCAAGCATGCCGTTTATCTGCGCTATAAATCCGGCCTGCTCGACGAAGTATGAAGGCATCGACCTATCATTAGCGGGATCGCTATCAGGCCGATCCGATCCGTCTTCCCTGCAAATTGGAGTTAGATTGGCAACCAATCTGCTGACGGTAGAATCCATCCGCTGCAATGTGAGCATTTGCTTTTTAGCAATTATTTCCGATATTCGACATTTCTTTTCTGCTCCCTGCGTAGGATAGTTCTGAAGTCCCAACGTCGTTTCATTCCAATCTTGATTGTTAAGCGCCATGCGTTTTAATCTCCCTATTTGGATTCTTTAATACGCAACCCGATCCCTTTGCGGTTGCATCTCGAGACTTTTCTATTCGCCACAGTTTTTATTATTGCCGTTTTCCGTACCGGCCGAATGTCTTCTGGAAATCCCCAATGGTAAAATTCCAGAAACCATTTTTTGTTTGGAACAGGAACGTCAACCTCATAACCGCCACTCCATCCCCAATCGCCAGAGCCGTCACAGAACACGGCTGTCGGTGTCATTGAGATTTGCGTATTGAAATAATCATCGTTACAGCCAGCAGTCGGGTTTGCCATGAAAGCGACCATTATTCTTGGTCTTCCAATTCACAAAAATCAGGTATCTTGTAAATATCATCAATGAACTTGTCGAAAAGTCTACAGTATTCGTAATCTCCGTTGGTATCGGTAGAAGGCAAATAAAAAGGGCATGACATAAGTAGGCTACTGTTTTTAAGCGGTTTAACACCGAAACAGCATGCAGTTATTTTTAATACTTTGCTCATCTTCACACCTCCACCCCGTCTATCTATATAACCGTTTATGAATTTCCATGCCTGCCGCATCAAGGCGCGGAGTCATTTCATCTGGAACATCGCATCCGCCTTCCAAATACACAAAGCACTCAGGTCCACACCCACCGGCAA